CTATTGCATCCTTACACGACGCTTCTCGCTGGCTCCCTCCAACTCTGAAGTGAAGTGGCTGGGCCGCTTCGTCTTCCCTCGCAGGAGGATCGAAGTCCAGAACCGTAGCCTGAACATGCTGGATTGGGGTGCCCCCGATAGGGTGCTGGCCTCAGGAGGCCCGTGGTACTGGGCCGAGAACGGGCGCGATGAGAACGGTGCGGTTCAAATCGAGCTCTACCCTGGGTCCAGCCAACGGGAAGTCCTCTACTACACCTACTGGGAGTCGCCGCAGGAGCTGACCCTGCTGGACGAGCTTCCCAAGCCCATCGAGTTGTACGTCCTCCGAGAGGGGGCGCTCATCGACCTGTACAGGTACCGGGCCTCGCAGGAGGCCAACGCTGGCAGGCACGATGTGGCTGGGTACTGGCGCAACGAGTCCAGGGCGCAGAGCACCAGCTGGGAGCGGGAGATCATGGACGCCATCCGTTCGGATCGCTCTGTCGATGATGTGAGCTTCATCTACCAGTTCCTCGGGCAGGATGTTCGGGGCGGCAGCTACGACGTGCAGAACGCCAGGGACGAGATTTACATTCGCGGCGCGAGGCCCTGATGACCACAGCTCTGGAGGTGGCCACTCTCGTTCTCGAGCGGGTGAGGGACCCCGAGGGCGTAGCTACGACCATCAACCAGGTCTACGACCTGATCGACCGGGTCCAGGTGCTCCTGGTGAGGGGCCTGGGCCTGATGGCTCGGGACCGGACCTTCAGCTCCGAACCGGACCAAACCCTGTATCCGGTGGACCCCGACGAGACGCTCCAGATCCTCGACCTGTTCCAGGGTGCTGTGAACCGCAGGCTCAGTCCGTGCCGGTGGGCTCAGATGATCCAGGTCCGCAGGGACTGGTGGAGGTACTCCATCCTGGATGGCGAAGTCCCGGAGACCATGCAGGTGTGGGCTCCCGTGGGCACCTCGCTGCTGGTCATGTGGCCGCCCTCGGATACCTTCGCTGAGATTGTCACAGTGCGTGAACAGCAGCGCCCGGCGATGGTGACGGAGGCCTCCTCCGTGCTGGACCTTCCAGACGAGCACCTCCCCCTCCTGCAAGACATTGTGGAGGTGCTGCTGCTGCTGCGGACCAAACACGTCGAGGCTGCTGAGATCGCCATGGGCCGGTTGGAGCCCCAAAAAGAAGAATGAGCAACCAAGCACAAAATGTGGAGCTGGCCAACTTCCTGGCCCTCACCTCGATGACGGATACGCAGCTGGACGCCTACTACGTGGAGTCGGTGCTGGCGCTCCAGGATTCGCAGGTGCAGGTGGCCGCTTCGATCATCGAGGTGGGCTCGGGCGTCTTCGTTTACGACTGGCCTGAGGACTGCATCCGCATCCTGACAGCCTTCTACGCCAACAAGGAGCTGACCAGGGCTCCCGTGCACCAGCTCGATTTGCAGCAGCGGGACTGGCGCAGCGAGACGGGCATCCCTGTGCACTATGTGCTCAACCATGAGGCAGAGCGCACCGTCAGGCTGTACCCGATTCCGCTGCTGGATGGAGATCCGGTTCCGTTTCCTACGGACTTCGGCTCCAGCTACCCAGATGGCAATCTGGTCCTGCTGTACGTCACGGACAACCTGGATGTCCCGGATTGGTTGGACCTTCCGATTGCTTGTGCCATCCTGGCCAAGGAGTTCTCTCGCGAGAGCAGCCACTGCGACAAGAAGGCAGCGGAGCTCTACCTCAGGCTGGCTACGGTGCTGCGCGGGATTGGGGGGCCTCCCTGATGGGCCGCAAGCTGGATGACATCCCCCCAACCAGTGAGCCGGATCAGGCAGCAGCCCTGAAGAAGCTCCAGGAGCAGGTGAACTCCCGTTTGAGGATCATCGAACGCAGGCTGAGGGCTCTCGAGAATGCAAGCGGATCGCAAACGAATTAAGATCCGGCAGTTCAGCAAGGGCCTCTGGCTGAACGGTGGCCCCGATGGGCTGCCTGAAGGCACCATGAGGCGCCTGTTTGGGGTGGCCCGCAACCTGGACGGAGTGATCCAGTCAGCACTGCCCTCCATCTTCGTAGACAACATTGGGGGCGAAGCCGGGTACAGCATCTTTGCCGATGGCCTCTACCAGGCCTCCGGGGACACCATCTACCGGAACACCCTTCCGGCCAACCCAGACCACCTCCAGAACGGGGACAGGCTCACCTTCTTGAAGATGCGGCCCTACCTCGACTACCTGGAGGACTATCTGTTCGTGGCGGGTGGAGGCAAGCTGATGAAGTTTGCCCCGGATGGGACGCCTTCAAACTGGGGCATCGCAGCCCCTGAGGATGGGTTCACTGTTGGCTCAGCAGGGAACAACGTCAGCAAGCTGATCGACGCAACCGATGCGGTTGGCGCCACGGAGTGGCACGAGCTGCATGGGGTGGCACCAACGCTCGAGACGGACATCGTTCCGATTGGAGGGGGTAGCGCCTTCGCCATCAAGCAGACCATCAGTGGCCCTCCTGCTGCTGGTGATCCTGCCATGCTGGCCATTGTCCACGATGACATTGGCACCCTGGATCTGGACCAAGATACGACGCCTGGAGTCAAGAGCTCTGAGGAGGACTTCATCCAGGTCTACTTCCGGGCCAGCGACATGACGGCCATCACCGGCATCGAGATCCAGTTCAGCATTGGAGACACCACCTTTGAGGTGGGCACGCTGACCAGGCGCATCCCGATGGACAACACGGCTGGGGCCAGCTTGCAGGAGCCTAAGGGTGTAGTTCGGGTTGTGCAGACCTTGATGGGTACCCACAACTTGGTGGACTCCAATGGCCGTATCATTGCCTATGATGTTGATCCGAGCCGTTCGTTTAACGACATTGTGACTGACCGCCGCTTCGTGCGCCGTGAGGACATTGGGAGCGCTGCGGACGACGAAGCCATTGTCAACCTGACTGGCACCCCAGCCATCCCTAACAAGTATGACACCTGGTTCAGGATTAGGGTGCCGAAGGCCTCGTTCGTCAAGGGCGGAGAGATAGCTAGTGACTGGAATGACATCCGGGCCATCAAGCTGACTGTCCTGTTTGAGAGAGACCTGATTGCAGTTGACACAGCTGTCTATTGGGCTAGGCCCAGCCTGGTGGGTGGCTCCGGTATCATCGGAGACTACCAATACCAAGTGACCTACCTGGACTCAGTGACTGGCCACCGCTCAAACCCTAACCCCACCAAGGTCATGATTAAGGGAGTGGATCGTGAGTTCGTCAGTGTGGGCAACCTGCCTGTCCTGACGGAGGCCGAGGCTCTGGCCAGATCCATCACCCACATCGAGATTTGGAGGACTGTGGGCCATGGCGAGATCATGTTCAAGGCTGGCGAGGTGGAGTACGACGCCGCTCTTTTCACTGACACTGTTGCTGACTACCCTGGGCTGTTCACCGGAGATCACCTTGTCGAAGCGGACTTCCCTGAGTTCCTCCAAGAACTCGAGCTCCTCCTCGACAACGACCCACCTCCAGATACCTACGACTTCGTTGTCTCTGAGCCCTTCGCCGGAAGGGCCTGGTGGGTGGCCGACTCCGATCACCCCGACCGAGCCTGGTACAGCCCCGCTGGACGGCCTCAGGCCTTTCAGGGGGATGTGATCTGCGGAACCACAGATGACCCAACCATGGCTGGGGTGGTCTGGAACGATGTCCTTTATGTGTTCACGCAGCAGCACGTCTTCAGGATCTCCGGTGATGATGAGGAGAACTTCAACTCCACCCAGATCTTTGGTGCGCCTGGAACCTACAAGCCGCACACAGTGGTGGCCACGCCCTACGGCATCTTCTACCAGGCCATCGACGGCATCCGCCTCTTTGACGGGTCGGGGTCCAGGCTGATTGGGTACGAGCAGATTGCTCCCCTGTTCCTGGACCAGTCTTCGGAGACCATCGCGCCCTTCGCTGGAGAGACTGCCTGCTGGGGCGAGGACGAGTACTTCATCTCGAATGGCAGCTGCATCTTGATTTACAGGCCGATGGCCGACAGGTGGAGGCTGCTCCAGGTGGAGGCAGACACCCTCTACTCACACAGGGATGAGCAGAAGCCGGTGGCCTCCATCGGAGGCAACACCTACAAGATGGAGGACCTGGGAGGGACCTTCACCCTCCCGATGCAGGTGCAGACCCCCACCTACAGGAGCACCGTCGATAGCGAAGCTGTGGTCAAGTTTGTGTTCCTCGACCTGGATACGCAGGGCCAGAACGTGTTTGTGCAGCTCGTGTTCTACAACGACGAGGCACACTTTCTGGGGACTGTGAACACCTCGGGGAGGCAGCAGGTGGAGATGGTCGCAGGCTTCCCCACCAAGGTGGTGGGAGTCAGGCTGATCTCGATAGCGCCGCTGCTTCAGATCACCATTTGGGGCATCGAGCTGGACATTTATGAACCGTGTATGGAGGGAGCCGCATGATCTACAAGTATCAAGGACAGGCAGCAGAGGACATCCTGCTGGCAGGGCTGTGGTTCAAGATGGTAGAAAATGGAGACCTGGAGAAGGTGTGGGGCCGCGAGATCCCACTGAGCACCTTCTTTGAGATGATCGGCAAGTGCAACCGCTTCTTCTACAAGCTCAACAAGGAGGAGACGGCCATCATCTTCTGCTGGTGGTTCGACCAGATGATCGAAGCTGAAACGATGGCCATCTGGCTCGATCCCAAGGAGCGGACCATGCACGGCTGGATCGACAGCCGCAAGGTCATAGATGCGGCACTGGAAGTGACAGAATCGCTGTTGGTGGCGACCAGTCAGGAAAGGCTCCTGGACATCTACCGGAGGCTGGGCTATAAAATTTTGGCCGAGGTTCCGGGCATGTACCCCAACGGAGTCAAGGGCTACCTGGCCCTCCTGACTCGAGAGGCCTGGAAAGAGGCCACCTCGAGACACAAGAAGGAGGAAGCGATGGGCGAGCAGCTGACCTTCGAAGATTTCACTGGGGATAGCCGATGGGCTTCCTAGCCGGGCTGTTCGGTGGTGGAACCACCACCGCTGCCGCCGCAACTGGAGGCATGAGCACTGGAGGCTACCTGGGCTCCGCAGGCGGAATGTCGGCGGTTGGATCTGCCCCGATGGGCGCTGCTGGCATTGGCACTGCGGGTCAAGTTGGTCTTGGAGCTGCTGCCCTTGATGCTGCCAAACCCCTGATCAGCGGGGCTGGTGGTGGCGCCCTGAGTGGTGGTGCCAAGGGCGGGGCCTTGAGTGGCGGAGCCAAGGGTGGTGCCCTTAGCGGTGGAGCTGGGGGCGGTGTTCTCAGTGGAGACGGCATTGGTGCCAAGGGTGGTGGTTTGAGTGGAGGTGCTGCTGGCGGCCTGGCTAGCGGTGCTTCTGGAGTCATGAAGGGCGCAGCCCCTGCTGTCAATGCCAGCCCCATTGCTCAGTTCGCCAAGATCGCTGAGGGCGGCATGACGGGAGCCCCCGGCTTCGGCCAGACTGGTGGTCCCATGTCTGTGGCTGGTTCGACCATGGGTATGGCTACGCCGACGCCGATACCTGGATTTGAGGCGCTGGGCCAGGGCAACTGGTTCGGGCAGTTCGCCCGCAACATCGTGAAGCCCATCATCGGTGGTGAGTCGGCCACGCATACAGCCTTGGGAGAGCAATTCGCGAAGGGTGGCATCACGGGCATCGACCCGAGGACCCTTGCCCAGTTCGTGGTTGAGAACACGCTGCGCCAGAAGCTGCTCAACAAGACCGGGCAGTCTCCCTACACCGTCCAGAACGTGTACAACATCCAGGGCGGAAAGCTCACTGGAGGTGCCCAATGAGTGGTGGGAGCTCCAAATCCAGTGGCAAGACCGGCAAGGGCGTTCAGCCCTTCCTGAACGAGGAGATCTTTGGGGCGGGCTTCGGCAACGTCCGCTCCGAGCTGTTCCGCCAGATGGGAGAGGCCCTCAACACCGGAGGTGTGGGAGCCAGGGTCCCCATGATCCAGCAGGCGGTGTCGCAGCAGCGCCAAGCCCTTGGGCAGGCCCTCACGGGGACGGAGGCCCGCCTGGCCAGGTCGGGGCAGGCTGGGACGGCCTACGGCAACCGGACGCTGGCCCAGATGAGCCAGCAGGGCCAGGCTGGCATTGGTCAGATTCCAACGCAGGTGGCCAGCGAGCTGATGGGTCAGGTTCCAGGCATGACCCAGGGGCTGCTGACGGCTGCGCTTGGAGCACTGGCTGGAGCTGGTAAGACCAAGAGCAGGAGCAGCGAAGGCGGCGTCCTGTAGGAGGTGCAGATGGCTGAGCGTCAGGGCCTATTGGGTCGGCAGCAGGCGCAGTCCTACGAGGGTTACTATCCGAGGGCTGCCAACCCTGTCCATGAGATTGCAGCTGTGCTGCTGCGGAAGATCCTGGGCGACCCGGTGCAGGAGGCCAAGGAGAAGGCCGACCTGGTGCTCCACACCCATGAGCTGATCAACCAGGGAATTGACCCCTTCAAAGAAGGTGGAGCCTTCGGTGTAGTAGACCCAAAGAAACTTGAGGCGGCGGCTGGCTCCGATGTAGCTGCCATGTTTCGTGGGGTGGTGCAGCTTGATTCCTTCAAGGCCCAGCAGAAGCAGCGCAAGGCGATGGATGACATTAGGGAGGGGCTGATTGGTGGCCTCAGGGATGAGGCCTACGGGCAGACCTTTGAGGCATTCAAGACCTTCGCTCAGTCTCAGGAGGAGTCAGGGAAGCCCATTCCGCAGGATACCCAGTTTGGGGAGCTGCGTGGCATGCAATTCGATCCCAACGTAGGTGGCCAACCTGGAGCCTACTACGAGAGGGGTCCCACCAGGCCTGAGATGCAAAGGGGCATGCGCGATGCTTTCTTCAAGCTACCTCCTGAGCAGCAGGCGCTGGCCGGTGACTACGGTCAGGAGCTCACGGCAGCTGAGCTGGGAAGCATCAGAACCATGGGTGATCAGAACACCCGCCTCGGGAAGGCCCAAGACTTCGCGCAGGGCACGGGTCGGAGTGATGAGAAGCTCAAGAGCTTCCTCCCAGTCTACGGCCAGCTGATCGACGGTGGGGTGAGCATCGAGAACGCGGGCGCCATCATGGAGGCCTTCGCCCAGGGCGACGAGGGCTGGTACAAGATGATCCCTCCGGGGGTCAACTACTCCAACCCTGACCTGGTGGGTCGAGGTGGTGGCTCTGGAGGAGGCATCAACGGTAGCGGCGTCACCTTCGGCAACATCATCACGGCTTCTGAGGACCTAGCCCTATCCGAGAAGGAGCAGTTGGAGTTCTGGAACGAGGTGGTCATCCCGGGCCAGTCCAACGAGACGACGATCAGCACCGCCCAGGACAGGATGATCGGCATTGCGGCCCGCAGGGCTGTGGTCCTAACCCAGGCCGAGGCCACGATGGCTGGTGGCATGTCCCCGGAGGAGTTCCAGAGCCGGGTGATGTCCAGGACGAAGCAGCTCGCCATGATCTACGATCCTGGGCAGGGGCTGTTCGGCAAGCCTTCGTGGCAGGGGCTCGAGACGCTGCCCGGGCCGATGCGCAAGAACATGGAGAACCGCATCACCAGCGTAGTTACGAACACCATCTTCCCGGCTTCAGGCAACATCCCGGGGGGCCACCCCGTAGGGGGGCCTGACGCTGAGAACGAGACCGGGATGCTGTGGGGCCTGAGTCCCATAGAGAAGCTGGGCTCCGAGCGTGGCGTCTCGCAAGAGGGCTACATGAACCCCATGCGCGCAGCCACCGCTGAAGACATGGACACCACCCCCGACGCTGGGTTCAAGTTCAATGCCGCAGCAGGTGACAAGCCTGGCCGTGGCAAGCGGAGCGAAGGTGAGGCCGAGAAAAAGAGGCTCAGGAAGCTGCTCCCGACCTTGGAGGCGAGCAACTCAAAAGAGGATCAGGAGATGGCCTTCAAGATCAAGGCCTATTTGGGTGAACAGACCAACAAGGAAATTGCCAAGAAGGTTGGTACCTACCTCAAGACAGGAGAACGTAAATCTGGAGAGGCAGCAAAGAGGGCTAAGGCAGCTCGTATACAAGCCGACGCAATCCTCAAGGGACTCAAGTAATGCCCGCCCCCCAGATCCAGAGGGAGCTGACCCTCCCCGACAAGGGAAGGCAGTATCTGAGGGACCCAGCTTTCCAGCAGCTGGACCCCCAATCCCAAGTCTATGCCATGCGCCAGTTCATGGCAGAGAATCACCACGAGTTTGGGGTCCTGACCACGGATGCGCAGCAGCGGCTGGCCAGCCAGTTCATCGAGAAGAACGCCCCCGGCATAGCCGAGAAGGCAGCTGACATTGGGGAGTACTTGCCGGTGGTGGGTCCTGCCATCGAGGCGGGGCGCAGGTTTGAGGCTGGAGTGGCCCAACGCCCTCTCACTGCGGCCTTCGGTGACATGCTTGGGGTTGAGGTGGACTCGGCCAACAAGGCCAGGTGGCTGGCTGCGGGCCGCGACGTTCTCGAGCTGGGCCTGGGCACGGCCCTCACAGCCGGTGTAGGTGGTCCCCTTTTCAGGAGCGCTGCTGGCAAGCTCCTGCCGGATGCCTTTGAGTCGGTGGCCGCCAAGGTGGGGGCCAGGGCTGTCTCCGAGAGCGGGCAGGCCCTCCAAGAAACGGGGAAGCAGGCGGCCCGGCGCTGGATCACTGAGAGGGGCCTGGCCCGGGGCATGGAGGATGCGTCCTCCGGTGTGCTGCTTGGGGCTACGCACGCCCTCGAACGCAAGATGGGGGGCGAGGAACAGGACCCCTTCCAGGACTTCGTTGCCACTCCCGCTGGGGTGCTGGCCTTGGGCCTGGGCTTCATGGGTGCTGGCAAGTTGGCCAGCCGCTTCGGCCCCAAGGCCTCGCTGGAGGCCATGAAGTTCCGCAACACCCAAGACCCCAGCATCGTGAAGGAAATAGATGAGCAGGCTGGTCGAGTTATAGACGGCCTCATCTACGCCTCGGGTGGCAAGATGAATCGCGAGGCTGCTGCTGAGATGGCCTTCCGCGCAGCCCAAGCCCCCCTTGAAGGCGAGGAAGCAGACTTCATCATCAAGGCGCTGAAGCGCAGCCCGGACATGATGAAATCCGACCTGGGCCTCCACATTCTGGCCTTGCATCGTGACCGGGTTGCGCGCCCCAAGATGATCATCGACGAGACCAGGGACACCCTGGGTGTCAAGGCCGACACCATGCGGGCCATGGGCCTCAAGATCAACGGGGTTGAGCACCAGTTTGCTCCGGGACACACCATCAACCTGGAGTTCACGGAGTCCGAGCTGAGGGGCCTGCGCCCCATGGTCGAGGACGGCAGCCTGATCGTGGACAGTGCTCACGGCAAGCAGGACCTGATGGCTGCTTTGGGCATCGGTCCCGAAGCTGGTGAGACCGGCGAGCTGTTCCTCAAGAAGCCCAAGGGCACGGTGGGGCCGCCGCAGCCTCTGTTCCCCAACAAGAGGGGCTTTCCGAACACGGCCTTCGGTCGCGTGGTAGCTGGTGCCCCCCGGGAGGCTGCGGCCCCTGGTCCAGAGGTGGGCATGCCCAGGGCTGGGGGGCAGCTGGACTTCTGGCCCGAGCAGCTCCGCCTCTTTGATGATCCAGGCCCCCAGACCATGGCGTTCCGCCAGATGGAACGCGAGATGTCCAAGGCCGATGAGATCCTGGATCTCGAGAACATGGTGGCCCGCCTCCCTCTGGAACCAGAACTCTCCTTCCAGATGCTGCGCAGCCCTGACTATCAGCGGGCTGTTACGGAGGTGAACTCCGAAATCGAGGAGGAGGCCCTGGCAGCCCGCATGGACACCCATGCGAAGATGGGCCGCAAGTACAAAACCAAAGAGAACGCGATGCGGGCAGCCATGAAGGACATGGACCCGATGACCGAGCTCAACATGACGGACGCGGACTTCGACCGCCGAGTCCTTCAGAAGTTGGGCATCGAGGTAACAGGAGATGGGCAGGTCCTCGGCCCCATCGACCTGATGCAGCTGGACGCTGAGGGCAAGCTCTCCCCATGGAGGATCGAACCCAAGAGCCGCAGGGCTCCCAGCTCCACCGAGATCCATGATGGCACCACTCCGTTCGAGCTCAAAGTCGAAAAGGAGATGGGCCAGCAGCTGGGCTTCGAAACCTACCTCATGCACAAGGCCGACCTTCTGATACAGGAGGCGGCTGAGGCCAACCGCATAGTGAAGCATCAGGCTGGGCTGGCCAAGCGCCGCGTCCGCGATGCAGGGACCCGCCTCAAAACTAAGGAGGCCAGGAGCTACAGAAGTTACCTGCACGAAACCGAGCCGCAGCCCCAGCCCTTTGTGCGGCCCACCTCCGGCACCATCCCAGCCCCGGAGCCCGAGGTTCGCACTGTCCTCCAGAGGAGGGGCGTTGCCGAAGGCGAGGACATCCGCATGGTGGCCCCCTCAGGGATGGGTCCCACGGAGCCCGTGATGGGGCGCACTTCGTCCTTCGGAGAGCTGGCTCCTCCAGCTCAGGGGGTCTGGCTGCCTGGCAGACTAAAGCACCCATCTGTACCTTCTGAGCCCTTTGCCCAAACCGAGAGGAATGTCAGCGAGGCCGTCCAGAACCGCATGACCCAGAACCTGCTGGCCCTCCCCAAGGGCAGCAGCAATATCACACTGCGTTCCGGTTCGGGCATCGGCATAGCTGGGGGCAAGGTCCAGAGGCAGGGCACCGTCATCGTGAGCCCGCACGAAGATCCGCTGGGCCTGGCCACTGTCTCTTTCGAAGGCCCGGGGCGCTTCACCAACTCCATGATGGTCAGGGGCAGGGTGAACGCCGAGGGCGAGCTGCTGGTGCCGGATGCGGTGGTGCAGGCGCTGTCGCAGCCCCTAGCTGAGGTGTCCACCCGAGAGTCCTTGGAGGCTGCTGAGCGGGCTCGCATCTCCGCGCTCCCCATCAAGCAGGTCCTGGCCGAGGAGCCCACCCCCCTCACTTATCCGGTGGGCAGGATCTCTGGGAAGGAGCCCTTTGAGCCTTCGGCCAAGGGCGCTTCAGCCACCTGGCGCGAAGACAACACCGTTGGTGAGATCTTGAACATCGACCACTACATCCCCCGGAAGGACCTGACCCGGATGGAGAGGCAGGGTCGAGGGACCCGCAACCCCTCGATGAACCTCAAGGTCATCCGCGAGGACAAGTTCCACACGGTGGTGCAGCAGATGCTCCCCGATGACAAGGGGGTCCGCGAGGTTTTCACCCTCAGCACCGAGGAGGTGGACCGTCTCATCAAAGCTGGCAAGGCCAGGTTCCTCACAATGTCCGCTGACAAGTTCAGCTTTGAGGGCATGCCCGTAGACAAGATCCCGATTGACGACCTTCTCCTGGACGCCAAGAAGGTGCTGAAGCTGCTGGAGGGGATGCCCAAGAGCGACCCCCGGCGCGAGAAGGCCACCACCCTGGCGATGTACCTCCAGGATGTGGCCGTGCTGCGGATGCGCCGCATTGATGCTGAGTTGAGCCACGACCTTCCTCCGCTTCAGCGGAAGGGCTCTGGAGAGGTGCCGCTGGTTCCGGCCACCCGGGTGGAGGAGCTGCCGGGGGCCATGCAGGATCTTCAGAACACGGAGGCCAAGCAGGCCCGCATCCCTGAGGAGCAGCGGACCACCACGCCGAGCTCCATGGGCGTGAAAGGGTGCAAGAAGAAATGACCGAAGAATATCTGAAGGACCCGTTCTGCCCCCTCGCGAAGTCCAAGGTCCGCGTCAGCGCCAAAGACCCGGACCCGGAGTGGGCAAAGCTCTCGCAGTACGCCCACCGTGTGCACAACTTCCGCACCTACAAGCTCGAGAACGGCAAGATCGGCTTCGGTGGCCCCAAGATCAACCGCGACCTTGGCATCCGTGGGGGCCTCATGGTCTTCGGCCAGGAGGGAGAGGACCTGGCCACCACCATGGCCAAGGCCCAACTCTTTCTGAAGGACATGACTGAGGGGGACATCGCCAAGACCCAGAAGTCCGCTGAGATCTTGGGGCACGCAGCCCATGGGGGCATCCCCAAGCTGGAGCCCACCATGCACTGGCGGGACCTTGGAGAGGACGGCGCCCTGATTGGCTCCTACCTGGAGGGCCTCCCCGACCTGGACGACGTGTCCTCCTACCTGATTGGGCAGCGCACTGTGCACTCGCTGCGCTACAAGCTGGTGGGTGGCAACAGGTGGCTGGCCTCTGTGCACGCCTCGCTCTCGAATATGGGGCCAGCGGGCATGGTGATGGCCAAGCTCTTTGAGAGGCGCAACAACCTCGCTGACGCCCTCCTTGCGAGAAGCAACGCCAAACTCCAAAAGAATCTGACCCTCTTGAGGGACGCTGACAGGAAGTCCACCAACCGCCGCCGTGGTGAGCTGGTCCTGGAGGGCTACCAGCAGTACGTGGAGTTCAACAAGCTGCGCTACGCCACCAAGGACGAAAAAGGAAACATCCTGATGGTGGACAACACCCCCTTCCAGGGTGTCATGGAGCAGGTCTATCAGGACATCAAGAAGCTGGACGACCAGTTCTACAGCGAAGCCAAGGTCATCGGCCTCAAGGTGAAGCCCAAGATCCAGCCGGGGCACATGCCTGGGCACACCGGACGCTACTTCCCACACCGCTTCGACATGTCCAAGGTCCAGGACAAGCGCATCACTGAGGGCATGATCACCGATGCCATCGAGATGTTCGGGCTGCGCAACCGCGACGAGGCCATCGGCCTCCTAGAGAAGCAGGCTTCGAAGGGTCGCACTCCGGGCGACCGCACCATGGACATCGCGGCCCTGGCACGCCAGATGATGACCAACAAGCCCCTCATCCACACCAACTACAAGCACACCGTCGAGATCGTCGAGAAGTACCTCAACAAGAACAGTGAGCGCCTGGCCGGAAACCTGGAGATGGACCGCCTCGGCGTCACCGGCTACCTCGCGGACATGCAGAAGGCCTACATGGCCACCTGGACCCGCAACGCCTACCGCATCGCGGACACCACCGTCCTCGGCCACAACGACAAGCACATTCACAGGCTGTTAGCCCAGCTGGATGCTGAAAGTGGGGGCGGGCAGTTCGGTTCCCGGAACGTGGACTTCGCCACCAAGGTCTATCACCTGGAGATCGGCCAGAAGGACTCGGGCCTCCACCGCAACCCTCTCTTGCGGGAGCTCTATCTGTGGCAGGGGGCCAAGCTGAGCCTCGGGTTCCTGGCCAACTCCACCCAGCCCCTGAACACCCTGATGCGAGTGGGGCTGAGGCCCATGATCAAGGCGGGCCTACACCTGGCAGCCCGGGTGCGGCGCGACGGAAAGAGGGCCATCTCCAAGGTAGCTGAGGAGAGCGGAGCCCTTCCGATCACCTTCGCGGACGACCCTCATGGGGTGCTGAGGCTGATTGGTGAGGTTGGTGCCCATGTTCGGCAGAACGGGATGGAGGGCCTGGTCAACCCAGCGGAGATCACCAAGGGCACCCTTGGAGGCATTCAGAAGCTGGGCAGGGGCATGGTCGGCATCAGCATGGGAGCCTTCCGAGGCATCGAGAGCTGGAACAGGTCGCTGTCGGTGCTGGCTGGCGAGGCCTACTTCGACCAGCTTGTGAACACCCTTGCGAAGCAGGGAAGGAAGGGGCTGGAGCACCGCAAGGTGAAGTTCCGGTTCAACGAGCTGGACCTGGACCCCGAGGCCGTGCTGAAGGCCGTGCAGAACGGCGACACCTCAGTGATTGCGGCCATGCGCTCCAGGTCTGGGCTGCGGATCTCTGATTCGACCCAATTCAAAAGTGGGATTCAGAGCATGCCCCTCTGGAGGAACGAGCACCCGATGGGCCAGTTTGCCTACCAGTACAAGACCTTCGGGCTGGGGCAGATGGAGTTCATGCTGAAGGAGCTGAGCCCGGGCATGTTCAAGAGCGACCCGCAGCGCTCTCTGAGGGCCTGGGGCACCCTGCTGACTGCGTTCCCGGGCATCGGCATCGCTGTGAGCGCGGGCCGCGCCTCGATGATGGGAGAGACCCTCTCGAGTGAGCTGATCGAGGAGAACCTGGAGGACCCCACCATCACCAACATCATCACGGCTGGCCTGGTGGGGATGGTCGGGATTGGCTCGCTGGGCATCTACGCCGACCTGATTATGACTTCCCTCCTCGGAAACGAGCTGGCCCTCAAGAACTTCATCGTGCCGCCCGCTGGAAGCTCCCTCATCAACGGACTCCAGATTGGGAGTTCGGCCTTCTGGGCTATGACGAGCGGAGATTCCAGCGAGCTGTTGCACGGCACCCGGTCGCTGTCCCGCGAGTTTGGTGGAGGCGGCTCCTTCATCCAGAAGGCGGTTGTGGAGCCCTACATGTTCCCGGGGGCTGGCAAGGCTAAGTCCACTCGGGTTCCCCTGGGCACCATCTAGGGGATCTCGGCTTTCTTGAAGGTGTGCCAGCAATAGTATTTGCCTCCGGTACCCTTCTTGGAAGCCATGATCACATCACCCCTCTCCATGAGGGTGCTGATGAACTCAGAGAACTTGGTCTTGTTCGCTCCTCGGTTGGAGGCCTTCTTTAAGAGGGCTGAGTGGGAGATCCATCCTCCTTTGTTGCGGAGGATCTCGGAGAGCCAGGCCATCATCTCGGTTTCTGGGGTTCTGTGTGCGTATTCAAGAAGCTGGGGCAGCCTGCTGTAGACCATCATGGTCAGCTCGACGGCTTCCTCTACGTCTCGTTTGATCATGGTCATGCGCCCGTCAGCCAGGGCCAGGAGCATGGACAGCTTGATGACGTGGTCGTCCTGGCGTTCGAAGAAGGGCCAGAGCAACTCCTCGGTGGGGTCAGGCCTGGAGACGTACCACATGCGCCTGAAGGCTGCGGCCTCCTCATCGAAGTGCATGCGCCCCTCTTGGTGGACGAGGCGCTTGATGAACTCTACACACCAAGCATTAACGGAGTCGTAGTCAGGGGGCATTATCGGATCTGGATAGTCCCTCCAGTTCTCTTTGCGCGGGCAAGGAATAGCGCAGACTCGAGCAAAGAATCCTGACAGGATGTCTTGTTTGCCAATCGAGCCCACCAGCCACTCCTTGGTGGAGCCTGAGGTCCAATTAATGCAAGGGTCTTTGATGCGGTGGACCCCATACATACGAGTGGCTTCAGTAAACTCATAGTCTCCCTCATAGAGTTCGGTCATGTGCTTGATGAAGTCGTCGGCCTTCGGCCCGCCGCCCACCTGCATGGCCAGCTCGCCTACGACGAACCAGACCCAGGTCTTGGCGTAGTGCACGGTGACACCTTCTTTGACAATGTCCTCCGACATGTAAGTGATCAGGGCTTGCGGAGTGGTCTTGCCTCGGAAGTAAGAGATTCGCTCCAGGGTGTCTGCGTCTAGGTGCCCTAGAAAGGAGACTGCCCTCTTGATAGCCGTCCCCTTACCGCCACCCGAAACCCCAACAAGCATTGTGTATAGGTTAGGGTAAAGTTTGGAATCCTTAAACTTCTCGTACCAAACCCGCTTACCGACACAGGCTGCAACCAGGGAGAGGGCCATCCAAAGGTTGAACTCATCTGGAGCCTTCGACTCTCCAGCAGCATGGACATAACAGTTGATGAAGGTTGGTGGTTCGTGATCCGGGAGGTAGTCATTTGACAGAGCCATCCACTAGTCTCCTTACGTGGTCGTTGAACTCGTCGCGGCTGGGCAGCCTCTTGAAGCTGTAGGTACCCTTCCAGGAGGTGCCGATCTTGAACTCGACTCCGATGGTGAGGGGCACTCCGTGCTTGGTGTCTCCAAAGTAGATGCGGGGGCGCTCAAGGCTCTTTTGGATGAAGGTGGCTATGTCATAGGCCTCGTCAGGAGGAGTTGAAACGAGGATGGCATCGTGGATCTGGGCGCACACCCTGGCTGGCAGTACATCGAACTTTGAATACTTAGGGCAATCCAGTAGCTTCACAGTGGGGTTGAGGCCCCACATGTTCAGAAGGTCTGCTACCTCCGACTGTGGCAGGAAGCTGTAGCCCCTCCTGAACAGGTCGTCCCCGAAGCGCTCGTGGGTGATGTCCCAGATGCGGCCCCAACTGTTCTGAAGGCGGCGGCGCATGGCCATTTGCTTGCGCACCCACTTGAAGTAGCGCTCGATGTCAAACTTCTTGAGGTACCTATCTAGCTTGGCGTCGCACTCTACGGAGTCTACAACGTAGCCGTCCTTGAGGAGCCCATCGGACATCTTCTTTCCGCGCAGGCCCCGCTGGGCTCCATGGACGGTCTTCTTGCCGAAGTCCCGCTGCGCTTTTGTTACGTCCTTCTCGGAGATACCAAAGATTTGAGCAGCATTGTAAGTGTGCTGATCGAACTCCCAGCTAGGCAACTGTGCCAGCCTGATTAGTTCGGGGTCGCCACTCAACACGTAGACAACTTTGCTCTCGGCCTGGCTAAGGTCGGCCTCGAGGAAGATGTGGCCCTCATCGGGGAGGAATGTATCGCGGACTTCGCGATCCACGTTCTGGAGATTGCGCCCGGTGCCGAGGGGATTGGACTTGGAGGCCAGCCTCCCCGCTTCGGTGGTGGTTGTGTACTCGCACCTGATGTAGCCGTCGTGGTCCGTGGCCCCCTCATCGAAAAACTGCATGAGGTGGCTCTGCCTGCGGTGCTCCAGAATCAGGGGGATGGCTGGCTGGGCCTCAGCCGGGTGGGTCATGTTCAGCTTTAGGAGAGCGACTTCGTCGGTGGTGACGTTGCCTGTTTGGCGGTTGCGCTGCACTGGGAGGCCCAGCTTCTCGTACAGGAGCTTCCTGATTTTGATGGGGCTCAAGCCTGTTTTGGCGTAGATCTTTTCGCCTAGCAGCCCAGACAGGGCATCCTGGATCTCGATGAGCCTGGAGTGGATGCGCATGTGCGCCAGCTTCCGCGTCGAAGACGCTGTGCGTATGCCGCCCATCATCATGTGCAAGATGCTTTGGAACAGGTCTGGATAGAGCTCCAGGTAGAAGTCGAGAAGTTCCTCAACCATGAGGCGTCCGTGGAACACTTCGTACAGCTCGTGCTGCACACAGTTGTCTAGGCCGCAGTAGGTTTGCAACGCATGTAGGTTGCTGGCATAGGCTGAGACCTTGTCTGGGTCCTTGGCTTCGTCCTTGTGGAAGGGCTCCCTCGTGTAGACACTCTGCATGTAGGCCAGGCTGTGGTCATCGACTGGGTCGAAGGTGTGGTGCATGGCCTTCACATCCCAGACGTAGTTGCGAACGTCGATGCCGTAGAGCTGAGCTAGCCAGTAGGTGTCGTAGAGCCCGTTCTGTAGGATCTTGGGGACCTGCGTGCCGCAGATCTCCTCAATCGTTTCGCGAGCCCGGTGCACATCGCGGTCTGTGCTCCAGTGCCTCTTGTCCTCCAGGGGGATGACGAAGGAGCGGTCGTTCTGGAAGGCAAACCCAACGCAAAGGATCTTGCCTTGGGCAGTTTCAATATCGACGGAGAGGGCTTCGCCGGGTCCAAGGTCCCTCACTTCCTCCAGGTAGTCCTGGCACTCTTTGTGGGTTGGGAGGATGTCATGGTGCCTCTCTGGGAGGTTGAACTCGGGCGAAGCGGCTTCGTTTGCGATCCTCTGCCAGTCCGCGAGGCAGTGCTTCTCAACCCTTCCAGGGTTTCCAGTCTTCATCATGTGGAAGATCGAAGCCGGATGGATGGTGGGGATGACCTTGATGTGCCTACCGTTGTGGTCAATGTAGTTGAGAATGCTGCCTCGGTACTTGGTGATGGAGCGCTGGCCGGTGAGAGCCTGGAGGGCTGTGTTGCCCGTTGGAACTATGACATTGGGGTCCTCCAGGAGGGCAAGCCTCTCGTGGAGGGAGTCGATGCTGGCAGCCATCACGGAGGGGCTGATAGCTGCAATCTTGTTCTCGGGTGGGCGCTCCTGATGGACGTTGGTGATGTAGATCTGGCTCCTGCGGAGCCCCACCTGGCGCCACCAGTACTCGAGCTTGGCTCCGGACTTGCCCACGAAGGGCCTTCCTGACTCGTCCTCCTGCCTGCCGGGGGCTTCGCCCACGAGGACGATCTTTGCTGAGAGCGGTCCCTCATCCTTTACGATTCGGGGCATGGGTGTCCTTTCAAAGCGAGAGAGGGACGCCTCCGGCGTGGAGGCGCCCCCCTCTGTTCAGACGCTGTGGTCCGCGACCCCTTCTTCGGCCTCGTGCTGACGGACGTGGTCGCTCAGGTTCGAGCGTTCCACCCAGGAGCCGCAGATCACACATTCGAGGCCTTCAGGCTTCTTGGGAGCTCGTGGCTTCCTTGGCGCCTTTGGCGGAGCCCCTACATCCGGCGGAAGGACTGCTGGCGAGGGGCGGGCTGAGGGTTTTCGTCTGTGCCCTCCTCCACGGGGGCACGGCGGGCTGCTGGGGCTGAGGGGCGGCTGGGAGGGGTGGAGGGGCGGGGTGGGGCGGTGCGCTGAGCGGCCCGGGCTGGGGCCGCAGGAGCAGAACCCGTGCTCAAACTGCCGGGCAATTGCTCCCCCACCGGATAGACGGTGGTGATGCGGTTCTGCATGCGGCCCTGGTTGTCCTTCTCCTGGGTGACCATGAGGGAGACCTGGGCGCCGGGGAGGGCCTCCAGGGTCACTTCCAGCTCGGGGTCCAGCGGGGTGTTGGCGCACTTCGCGAGGCGCTTCAGGCCACGGAAGCCTCCTGAGTCCTTGGAGGTGGCTTCTTCGACTGCCTCTGGATCGTCGTCCGTGCCGAGGACGTAGTAGTTGGTGCGGACCCAGCCTTCGAAGCGCTCCGGGGCGGTGACTTCGAAGGCCACCACGGCCATCAGCTTCTGCACCTTGCCGTCCCCACCCTTGGAGAACTTGAGCTCGGTGCTCTTGATGACGGCGTCGTAGATGTCGTGCGGCAGCAGCACGCTGTCAGGTACGTCTTCCCAATTCACTGTGGGCATTTGATCTTTCCTTTCCTGTGGTTAGAGAGCTGGGGGAATCCACAACTCTTGGTAGTGTGGGTAGCAAGGGTTTGGGGCTCCGATCTGCGAAGCAGCGTTGTAGCGCCGGTCGGAGCGTGTCTGGAGAGCCCAGGCCGGATCACCAGCCTCGTCGCGGGTGGCATAGGCCCTGTAGAACTCCCCGTAGGCTGAGGGGAGGCGCTTCTTGAGGCGTCCAGGAGCAGAGGGGTTGAAGACCATTGCACCGTGGACTTCGTCCCGTTCCTCGTCGATGTGTGCCAGCACCACCACGTTGATGGGGAGGCCCATCAGCTTGACCATGAGGGTGTCCTCAAGGGCATCTGTGCTGGCTGCGAACCACTGGCGGGGGTCACGGGCAGTTTTGTTGGTGACGTGCTGGTCGTACTTGCGAGCGGCCAGCTCCATGAAGGTCACGGAGTCCACCACCAGGGTGGCGTCGTCCTGCCACGCCTTGGACCTGAGGTAGCGTTCGCGCCTTTGCAGGAAGCGGTGGAAGCCGCTGGACTCGCCGGTGCTGGGATCGAAGTCAAAGTACTTTTCGATCACAACTTGTTTGTCAGTTCCGGCGTCGATGCTGGTGCAGTTGGTGCCGAAGTCGTCTACGTAGTCTTCGACTTCGCCGCCCGAGGCCCGGTAGGGCCTGCTCTTGCCGAACTCGTCAAAGAGCCAGACCCGCAGCGGCCTTGGGAAGGTGGCAGCGAAGGTGCTCTTTCCAGCACCCGAGTCGCCGTAGCAGATGACGTGGATAGGTTCTGTTTGCATTGTTCCTCCTGTGGCTGGGCTGTGGGACCGGCACTAGACTGAGCTGCGCTCAGCTAGTCTTCCTTGGGGGCGTACATGACGTACCCTGCCCCAATGTCTTCTGCTGGGTCTACGAGGCGCGAAGCAAACTGCCAGTCGCTGACAGCTCCGAGGGTGTCGGGGTTGGTCTTGACGATGTTCCGCATGTGGGTGGTGAAGCTGTAGGCGCGCTTCTTGGCGCCCAAGAAGACGCGAGCCCAATTGCCGGGGTGGGCCATCAGCTTCTGTAGGGTGGCGTAGTGACGGCCACTGCCACGCGCTCCCCCCACAGAGCGGGTGGGGCCTGGCTCCTCCCAGACCACTGAGGTGTCAGAAACTGGGGCTTCGTGTGCTTCGTGTGGAGGTTCGACTCGGTTGGCTCGGACTACCTTGCGAGGGGCGTAGCCCTCACCTGCTGGTTCAGTCATCTTGTTCTCCTTGCTGGGTTAGGGGGCCTGTGGCCCTGTTAAGAGGCTTTGAATTGGAGTGGGTCGTATGGAGTCCAGGGTGCATACTCGAACATGCTGTCAATTCTGTCAATGGGCCTACCTACAGAGCAGAAGTCACGGACGTTGCACCACTTGCAGGAGGCGTTGAACATGCCCTGCATAGCTAGCATTTCAACCTGTTTGGGGTCAACCCCCAACATCTTGTGCATCTGCTGAAAGCGACGGGCTAGCTGTAGTGCGGTCTTCTTCCACTGGAGGATTTGCTCGGGCGTCCGGGTGATGGGGCCGCTGAGACGGCGTTTCAAATGGTCTGGCCAGGTCCCGCATTCAGAATAGGGCACCCCGTGGAGTTTGCATTTGCGCTTCTCGTCCGAAGGAAGAAGGCTGGTTTCGATGCCGTTGATGATGCACCCAAAAACTTCGGGGTTGTGCTGCTGCGCGGCCCAGATGTAGCCGCTGACCTGGCTGTCCATGTGCCACTGGTTGGCCCAAAGGGAGTCCATCCGCCCGGTGGTCTTGTGCTCGACCACCACCCAGGAATCGTCAATGACGTGGTTGGCGATGCCGTCCATCCGCCCGTAGAAAACGAACTCGCCGTCCTCGTCGAGGGGATGGGCAAAGCCGATCTCCACCATGCGGGGGTCGGTGAAGTAGAAGGGGAGGCTGCCGAGTTGGACTTCGCACCAAGCGTTGTAGAGCTTGGAGATGTTGGGCCAGCCCAGGCGGTCGTTCGGGGGGATCTCGGCCAGCGCCCAATCCCGATATTCGTTGGTGAGGGTTTCGAAGCCCAGGATCTGGGCCTCCAGGGCGCTCGAGCCAGAGGCCATGGCGCGGAAGGCTGTGGCCAGGGCCTCGTGGATGGCTGTCCCTGATTTGAGGGGGGCTCGTTCTTCGGTCTGCTTGAGGCGGTAGCCACACACGTACTGTAGGTAGGCGTCTGTGTCGCACCTGGCCACCGCCTTCAAGGTTGAGTTATCTACGTAGTAGACACCGTCTACGATCATTGCCATTTGAGACTCCTGTGGCTGGCGTGCTGTTTGTTTTAGTGCCATGTCCGCAGACGCGGACTTGGCTAGGGCTTCAGGTCCTGCACTGGAACGTCCACGACGATGGAGGCTGTCTTGGTGGAGATGTTGTAGCTGCCGGTGAGGACACCGTCTCCCTGGGCTGCGCCCATGGCGTTCTTGACTGCGGCCTCGGCTGCCTTGTGTAGGGCTGCCTCAGCCTGCTCCTCGGGGGTGGTAGTGTTGGACCAGGGGACCATGTTCCCAAGGCGGATGGCGTGCTTGTTCTTGAGGGTCAACCAGATCTGGTACTGCTTCATTGTGACGTTGGGCATCTTCAGTCCTCCTTCTTTTTGTGTAGGGTTTGCTTCTGTTGCTTCTTGGCTATCTTCTTGGCCAGGTTGGCAGCTACTGCTGGTTCAGCTACGTCAATGACCCTGCGAACTGTGCTTGCTGGGAGTTTGGTGTTACCCCTGAACGACTCCCTTTTCTCACTCTTTTTGATGTTCTTGGCCAGGATAGTTTTTGTGCGTCTTGGGATCTCCGCCATGGCTCCTCCCTTGGTTGGGTTACTTGGTTTTCGCTTTCATTCTCTTGATCTTCCTTTGAACGCCTGCAAACTCCTTGTTGATGTAGTGCTTGGTTCCTTGGGCGTCTTTGGCAAAGTCCTTGGCTGTTTCAGCCCTGAGCCTTGCTAGGCCTGGCTCCGCCCAGGGCCTGCTTCGCACCTCGTGCTTCAGGTGGTCAGTCATCTTCTTGGCTTGTTCCTTGGTTACTCCTGGGTTCTTGACGTAGTTCTTGACCCCCTTTGCATAGACGGACAGTGCTCTGGGTGTTATCCGCTTCTTCTGCATGGCTCCTCCCTTCAGTTGTGGTGCATGAGGGGTTCGTCTTCAGGCACTTTGTTCCAGTCGATGGGTCCCTCCAGCTTGTCGGGGAGGGGCTTCAGGTCTCGGGCTGCCAGCATGTAGCTGATGCCCAGGTCGAGGACCTTGTTCACCATGTCTTGTAGGTGCATGTCGTCGTGCTTGGCTAGACGAAGTAGCTCGCGATGGATTCTGACGGGCAGCTTCCTTGTCAAGTATTGGACGTAGCCGTTAGGACCGGGTCGAGCTAGGGGACGTTTCATTCTGGGTCTCCGTTCTCGTTCAATCTATTTTGGAAGTAGGCAACAGCGTAGAAGGCCAGCTTGCTGGGCAGCACGTCTCCTGATTCCCAGCGCCAGATGGTGGAGGGCGTGATTCCCAAGGTGTCGGCCAGCTCGGCCTGAGAGAAGTTGAGGTAGGTACGCAGGCGTAGAAGGCGCTCGGCCCACTCCTTGGGAGACACCGGCTTGAATTGGGGCACGATCTTTTTGGCTTGGGCCTGGCGGTCCTCCTCCACCTGTTGGTAGTGCTCCTCACGCAGGGCGGTGTCGTTGAACAGCTTGATTAGGTCGGGGTTGAGAATAGCCTTCTCACACCTGCTGCACAACTCGTGCTCCGCCACAGAGGAGCAGGTTCTCTTGATCATGTAGGATGGTCTGTTAAGTTCCATGAGGCGCCCGCAAGCTACGTACATGCGATTTTCGCACAGCTTGTGGATGACTCGGTGCGAGCACGCTGGCTTGTTCTTCCTTTTCAAGTAGACGATGTTGACCCACTCAGTGGTTTCAGGTGTAGGAGGTAGGTTCTCCTGAAGTACGATGTCGTGGTTGTCTCTCATTTCTTGACCTTCACTGCTCCTGAGTGTAGCTCGCGCTTGAGTTTGGCTTTCTGCTCCCTGGTGAGGGGGGACCCCTCCGAAAGGAGGAGCCCCACCTGCTTCTTGGACTTGTGTGATTTGGGTCTGCTCATGCAGCTCTCCGCAGCTTCTTGCGGTTGTGGTGCTTGATGGTGAGGCTCATCACACCTAGCCAGAACTCCTCGTCCTGATCGGTGATCTTGGGGTCGTGCAGCTTCTTGTCTGCGAGCGTAAAGAGGTGCTCGGGCGTGACTCGGCCTGAGCCGTGCTTCTCCCCGGAGCAGCCTTTGCAGTGGCACACTCCGAGGGGGTTGGCCTTTGAGCAATTCTTTTTGCACAAAGTCCGGTCGTATTCCTTTCTGATTCGTAGATCCATGAGCCCTCCTAAAGGCTGGTTATTCTTCGTGAACTTGGCCGTGGCTGGCTTTGATTGCAAACCCTTGTACATAGAGGGAGGCAGCGCACACTTGGTCTGTGCTCATCCCGTCTGAGCTGTACATTTCGTAGTTGCCGTCTTCGCTTCGCACCACAATCAGCACTGTGTCGGTGTCCTTGATGTCTCCGAGGCGCTGCCCAAGCAGGGTCCTTGCGGAGATGCAGCCAGGCTTGAGCCTTGAAACTTTGTTGGTCATGAAAGTAAACCCACGGTGATGGTGTCCATGCGCCCGATGACGCCGAAGACCTTGAGCAGCCAGAAGACGACGACGATGATCACCACGATGTTGAGGATGTTCTTGATGCGGGCCTCCATCGGAATGTAGGCGTTGATGGCCCACATGATGACGCCGACCACCACAAGTGCCACAATCAGTGACAATAGAGACATAGCTCCTCCTATCCGTTGTCAGGGTAGCCTGCGAAGTCGTTGAGGAACTTCCGTAGGCTACTCTTGTTGGGTTGCACGTAGTGCACAGTGAAGACCATGGGGCCTTCGTGGTTCCCACACTCCACCATGGAGCGCCAGGCACTCCGTGCTTCTGCAAGGGAGCTGAACCACTCAAAGCCCTTGCTGCCTTCGGCTTCAGTCCTGTAGGCGTTGCGGTAGAGCTTCATGTGGTCTCCTTGGTGGCGCGGGTGCGCAGGGCGGCTATCTCAGCGGCAATCTCACCTGCGCTCATACCGCACCTCTGGCGCCGAATTGGCGCACTTCCTTGATAGCCTTCATCGCCAGCACGAGTGGGCCATCGCTGCGCGTGTGCCGCGTGGTGCGGCGATGATGAGGACGATCCTCCAGCCATACATCGTAAAAGCCGACCTCATCATCGCCGCCAACGTTGGCAATGCAGACGGTGTGCAGAACCGACACGTCGTCGCCACGCCCGTACTTGTCCAGTTCAACGTGCACGCGGAGCATCCGCACCTCCCGCCGCGTCGGCCAGCTTCTTTTTGGTGTCCTCGAGCTCAGCCTTGACAGCTTCGTAGGCTAGGCCCAGGTTCATCAGGCGGTCAGCGCTGATGTCCAAGATCTTCCCAGCTTTGGCCATGGCTGTGGCCCCAGCCTCTAGGCTAGCGTCCTGCCGCCTAATGATCTCCAGGGCTTCCTTGAGCTTCGCTTTGGTGACAGCGCATTCCATGCAAGGGATCATGCTCCCCCCTTCAGTTGCCACACTCTCAGTAGGTTGCAGTGCCTTCGGGGCCTGCGGCTCTCTGTGAATTGGCCTGTGAACTCCCAGGCCTTGCTGCGAAACAGCCCGCCTGCGGCGTTGCCCAGGGCTCCAGCAGGAACGCCAAGCTGTTCGAGCTTGAGTTGTACGTCGTCGGCTGTGACCCGCCTGTCAGGGCGGCGCGCAGCCAGCTCCACCGCTATGGCCTGTGCGAACTCCAGGAGGGATCGCCTGTTGCCAGAGGCTAGGGCAATGCCAGCTTCTTTGAGGCGCCTGCCTTCGGCTCTGTCTTCGGTCATGAGGGCCTCCCCATGCGGGCACCATCCACCAGGTTGTCTATCCTGCCGCGTAGCTCTGCCTTGCGGCCCTCGTCTGGCTCGCTGCGATACAGGTCCCACAGGTCCAGGAACTCAGCCAGGATGGAAGTGGCCTTGCCCAGCACGTTGGTGGTGGCCTGGAGCTTGATCTCTAGCTTCTCGGCTTCGGTCATGCGGCTACTCCGCCGTCGAAGACGTGGAACACCAGCGGAAAGGGCAGGTCTGCCTGTTCAAGCTGATAGGTCCCCAAGAAAGGAAAGAGGGTGATCTCTTGGACCGGATGGCCGGTCCCGTAGGTGATGAGAACCCGCTTCTCATAGGTCTCCTGGGTGTTGACGGCTGCCCAAACGCAAGGCTCCCCCAAGTTCACCTGGACAGTCAAGAGCTTGGCGTGCTTGGGCATCTCGACCACCTGCGAATGCTTCACAGCGAGTGTGTATTTCCAGATTTCGATGGTCATTCTACCTCCTCGGTGGTGCCAAAGCGGAACCTCTCAGCAGTGCGTTTGCGGACACAGAGGGCATCCACCTTGCCGAAGGATTTACCAACCAGTGGGATGACTTTTGCTGCTGCCTCTTGGCAGGCAGCCTTGTCTACAAACTCGATGGGCGTCACAGAGATTCCGTAGGACACCTGGGCTACAACAATCAGAATCCAGAAGGTGGTCATGGCTTCCTCCGTTTGGCTGGGTTTCCTTTTGAGGCTTCTTCGAAGCGGTCTAGGGCTTCAGTAATGTCACGCATTGTGAGCCCCCCATGTCTGAAGGTGGGGCGGCGGATCTCCTCTCCGATCTGCTCCTCGATGGGCTTGTCTGCGCGGAAGTTGAAGGAGAGCTGTTCTTCTTGGGGTGGGGTGGGGCTGGGCGGGGTTGGGGCCACCCCTTCGAAGTGCATTTCAGCGAAGCAGCCCCAGGCTGCGGCTGCCAGGTGGTCGTCGCCGTCGTCCTCGAGCCAGCCCTGCTTGATGGCGTTGTAGCGCCAGAGGTGCCACATGATGTGACGGAAGGTGGAGTCCCAGGCCAGGCCCTTCTCCCACTCGCGGGCGTCCTCGCCCCGGTCGGCGCGCATCTTGGAGCCCTTGGCGTAGCGCCTGGCAAGGCGCCTGAGCCCGGCCCAGGGGATGAGCTCCCAGTGGAGTTCTTCGGGTTCGGGTGAGCGGTAGGTCATGCTTCGCATCCTTTGGCCAGTAAGAGGGTGAGGAACCAGATAGCCAGGACGATAGACACTCCAGAGTTGATTCTGGCGTGCAGGAGGTTGCGCTTGGCCATTGCTACGTTGTGCTTGAGGCGGTTAATGTCTTCTTCGGGTGTTGTGGTCATAGGGCTGAGTCTCCAGGCCAGTCAAAGGGGTCGGAGCCGCTGCATGTGCAGCCGTGACAGGCTCCGCAGTCTGGACAGGCTTCGCAGACTGGGCAGCCACCACAGTCCTCGCAGGTGGGCTCTCCACATTGTGAGCAGGGTCCTTTCTCAAAAGGGTCCAGGGTCATGAGGCGGCGTCCTTCCGGTCCGTAGGCCCACCCACGGGGCCACTATAGAGGACTTTGTTGACGCCGGAGCCCAGCCACGGCACAAGCTCGACGTGGGCGAAGTCTTGGTTGGTGGCTGGGTCGTAGTGCAAGATCACTTTGACGGCACCCTCGTAGCTGGCTGTCATGCTGATTAGGCTTGAGGCCTTGGAGCCACAGCGACTGGCTGTGCCCCCAGATCCTTTCACTGTTCCGTAGAAGTGGGCCATTCCTCCTCCTGTGGTTGGCTGGGCTAGTGTGTGCTGCGGTCGATCTCGATCACAGTTTCGTGGCTGTCCTTGTCTAGGGCCACGCGCAGGGCGTCTGCGAGGGTCTCAGCTACAGCGTGTTGGCAGTTGGCGTTGCTGGCTACCACTTGGCCATCTTCGGTCAGACCAATGATCACGAAGCCATAGAGGCCCGTGCCCTCCATCATGCGCGCTACGACTGTGAGGATCTCTTGAAAACGCTTGCCGTCTGGGCTGTCTGGTTTCACGGGGCCTCCTAGTGTTCGGTGAGGTCTACGAGGTGCTTTGAGATGGGCTCGTCGTTGTCCTCGATCATGAGGGCTGAGGTTAGGAGGGCTAGGCGTAGGTGGCGGTTGCAGCAGATGTTTGAGCTGATGCTGAGCCCTTCTTTGGAAATCCCGAGGACCAAGAGCCGGTCCACGGAGGTTTCTTGAGTCAACTTTAGACCGATGGTCCCGATCTCGTCGATGACTTCTGGAGCGGATTTTTGCATCTGTACTCCTTCCTGTGGGTTGCCGGGGACGATAGCAAACCTCGAAATGCCTGTCAAGCTATCAATTGAAAATATTTTGGGCAGGAAGAATCAGGAAGAATTCGGAAGAATTTTTCGCGTAAGTTCAATGCGGGCCTCAAAAAGTGATTTTTCTGATTTTTCTGGTGGGTCCCGCCCCCTCGTACACGATTCCTATTAATTTAGTATATCATTTATTGATATATATATATGCTATACTGTAGGGGGCTCTTTCGCGTGTGAGGGGCCGGTTGGGCTATAGCTGGCAGAAAAATCAGAAAAATTGGTTTTTCGTTGTGGCGCCTGGAGTTAGGCGAAAAAATCTTTCCTGATTCTTCCTGATTCTTCCTGGCGGGGTCCCCACCCCCCTCCTCCCCACCCCCCGGATGCGTATTTGTTTAGCAACGGTGCGTATGAGCCGAGGCGTATTAGCGGAGCGTATTAGGGTGGGGGTGCGTATGTGCAGCCGCGCCCGTGTAATTAGAAGGACTGCGCGGGATAAGACTATGTGCGCCTATATCGGGATAAGCCTCATATCCTATAAGAGGGGTGGTTGCTTAAGAGGAGAATGGTAGGATTCGGCAGTTTCCGAGGCAGCGGCGATCCAACATGGTAGCTATGCTGCTTTAGTATATAGGGGTTATAGCAATTCACCTTTAACCAACACAGGAGAGAGGTTATGAAGCACACAAAGTTCAAGAGCAGTGGTGGAGAGGGCATCATGATCGAGGCTGATGGTCAGGATGACGTGGATATGACCAAGGTCAGAGAGCACTTTGAGGCCCAGAAGGACAACTTGGGGGGCTTCATGCCGAGGTGCGCCGCTGAGGGCTTTAAGCCTAAGGGCGGTCTCTACCTGGAGGTGTGCAGTGTGGAGACGCCCAAGGTGGACGAGGACGGCACCAGGAACACCCGGATCTTGGGGTCGGTGTTCTTGGAGCCCTCTTTGGCGCACCCCAAGGACCTCAGGGACGCTTTGGGGTCGCTGATGCAGGAGGCGGCTCAAGCGGTCAACGCCATCGACAAGACCAAGAACTGGACTCCTGAGAGCCTGTGCATGGACGTGCTCCTGAGCCTGGCTATGGAGTCCATCGACGACGTGGGCAGCAAGGCGCAGTTTGTGGCCAAGGTGAGCGAGCTGCACAAGAACTTGGGCATGGTGCTCAAGATGGCGATGGGTCCCGTCATGGTGGACCCTGAGAGCGAGACGAGGCACTGATGGCAGAGGGTAGCAAGAGGACGGTAGTGGTGCTCAGAGAGCGTTGGTGGGAGAGCGTAATCAACGACTCATACATGCTTGGTGCTCTAGTGCTGTGCTTCTGGATCACCAAGGAGAGCTTGGTGTGGTCGGTGGTGGTGGCTGTGCTGTTCATGACGACCGGAGTGTCGTGGATGAGCGACATGAGCCGCTTCGGCGTTTACCGCTTCAAGAGCATGCGAGAGGTGTTCAAGTGGGCTGGAGAGCATGTGATTGAGGAGCTTGAGAAGGCCAAGGAGGTCAAAGAGTGATGGCTAAAGGGATCAAAGAGGCCAAGAGGACCAAGAAGCAGTTGGTTGCAGAGGTCGAGGGGCTCTGCCGCATCCTGACCTACTACTTGCAGGGGCTCTACAAGCTCTACGAGATGCTCTATCCGGGGTTGGGGAATGCTCCTGACCCCGATGAGGGCGAGACGTACCTGAGCACAGTGAGCCAGGCTGTGGAGGAGCTGCTGGATGCCAACAAGGCCATGGAGGTCGAGATTGAGCAGGTGAGGAGCATCAACAAGGCCTTGGAGGGCGATGCTCTTGAGAAGCACAAGGCCGCAAACAAGTTCCATGCGGACATTGTGGCTTCTCAGCGCAAGCTGCTCGTGGAGATCCTCCTGGCCTGTCTGCCTAAGGGGCAGACTATGGCGGAGTTCATGGCTCCAAGCGAGATGGATGTGATCCTGGATCACATTGGGGATCTCAAGGCGGAGCGGGACGGTTACAAGGCCATGGTTGAGGCCTTTGAGAAGGCTCAAGAGAGCCTAGAGAGGAAAGAGGGATGAGACTTTCACTGGAGAGGCAGCTCTTGGACGCTGTGGAGGCGGCCAAAGAGGTGGAGGCTAGGAGCGCCAAGCTCTGGTTGGAGCTTGAGGACACCAAGGAGTCTGAGCAGCGGGTCTATAGGGAGCTGCACAGCGTCAAGGCTGAGCTGGCTGCGGTGAGGGGGCTCAGCGGCACTGAGAGCCTGGAGCGGGAGATCAAGGCGTTGGTGGAGCACAAGGACATGCTCTACAGGCAGCTCAGCGCCAAGGAAAACAAGATCAGCGACCTGGAGGAGCAGCTCAGGAACGAAAAGGGCTTCTTGGAGCAGCAAGTGGAGGTCCTGAAGGTGGAGCACTCCAGGGATACGGCTGCTCTGAGCACCCTGAGGCAGGGCAACGCTGAGCTGCTTGACCGCTACTACAGCCTGGTCAAGAAGCACGACAGGATCATGGCCGCCATGGGGAAGGCTCTCAAGGACTAGAGAGGAGCTATGGCAGACAAGGTCTACACGAATCGCAGTTTCGCTGCCCAAGACCAGGAGTTCCAGCGACACTGCACAGAGGCCGGGGTGCTGCCTACTGGTCGGCAAGCATCCAAGTACCGCAACAAGAAGGGCGCTGCATACAGCGCAAAGGTGGGTAAAAGCCCCACAAGGAGAGGGTGAGCGTTATGAGCGACAACAACAAGGCGAAGCTGGTCACATGGCCGCAGGTTCTGAGCGTTCTGAAGGCGATCCAGAGGGCTGTGCTGTACGGCCCTCCGGGGACCGGCAAGAGCCGGGCGGCGTTCAAGAGCCTGGCCAAGGAGGAGCCCTGGTTCTCCCTGACCATGACCGAGGACACCCCGGCAGCGGAGCTCAGGGGGCACTTTGTGCCCTCTGGGCCGGGTGAGTTCGCTTGGCTGGACGGCCCTTGCCTGAGGTGGTGGGATCAGGGCGGCCTCTTGGTGCTGAACGAGATCGACAAGGCGTCTGCGGACGCTCTGAGCTTCCTGTTTGCGGTGCTGGACCCACCGGATCAGGCGGCTGTGACTCTGCCCACTGGCGACATGCAGAAGCCCAACCTGGAGGTGAAGTTCCCTCACAGGGTCATCGCCACCATGAACGGCATCCCGGAGGACCTGCCGGAGGCTCTCAGGAGCCGCTTGGGAGCGCAGTTGTTCATCGCTGCTCCGGCTCCCGAGGCGTTCAAGACCCTGCCCAAGAAGTACCAGCAGGTGGCTGAAAACATGTTCAAGGGCTGCTCGGCCAGGGACTTTGAGCACGTTGTGAGGCAGGTGGGCTTCCGGGGTTGGGAGAACTTCGTGACCCTGGTTGAGAACCTGCCTGGAGCACTCAAGGACAAGGAGCAGTTGGCCTGCAAGGTGGTTTGGGGGCCGGACGGGGCGGCGGTGTTCGACGCTCTGAGGCTGGCTTCGGAGGAGTGAGATGCCTACAAGCAAGGCGAGGACCAAGAACATGCTGAGGCAGGTTAGGCGCAAGGTGCCTACTTCAGCTTGGGTCAAGGAGGAGGGGCAGCCGGGCTACTTGCCGCTGCCTCTCCCCAATGCCCTTGACGGAGAGCAATGGGATGTCAGGGAGGGAGGCCAGAGCAAGACTGACTTGCAAGAGCGTAGGATGCAGGTCAGAGCAGCTACAGAGCAGGATCGCTATGGGCAGTGTCACGAGATGCTGCACTCCAAGTACACTCCGAGGGACGTGAAGCCCTCTGAGCTGGCTGCCCAGTACGAGCTGACTGAGGAGCTGGTTCAAGCGGCTGAGGATCTCAGGCTCGGCCTCTTGAGCGACCTGGTCTTTGGGGAGATGGCTAGGGTGACTCCTGAGAGGGATGAGGCAATCAGGTACGGCTTTAAGGCGGCTGCCCTGGATGCCCTTTACTCTCAAAGAGGGATGGCACACTTCATTGTGCTGCTGCTCTTTAGGTTCCTCTTGCAGCCTCACAAGCTGAGGTACCATGCTGGTGGCTTTACTCTCAACAGGGAGGTCTCTCAAATCTACAACGACACTCCCTTGCTGCCTGTGAGCAGCATGAGGAATGCGATGCCTAGCTGGATTCAGCACATTCTGGCTGCCTGCTTTGTCCACATGGACAAGGAGCCTAAGGAGTCCAAGGAGAAGCTCGAGAACTTCGAGTGGACCAAGGCCATTCTCAGGCGCATTCATGAGGTGCTTGGGGGCATGGATGAGGTGTTCAAGACCGATGAGCTGCTCCACCTCACGAGGCCCAAGGGGGGCAGTGCTGAGGCCTTGTTGGGCCTGCCTCCACCTGATCCGAGTCTCTTGGAGCGTCGAGATGAGATGAGAGTCCATTGGGCCAAGGGTGGAGAGGAGTTTGAGAGCGAAACCGATGGCAAGCCGCATGGCAAAACCAAGATCATGGACGGTGGTTTTGAGATGTCGGGGCACTTGACCATCATGCCGCTCAAGGACGGTGTACCGCATCCCTCTTGTGGCCAGGTTAGGGCTGGTTCGAGGCCCCGTGATGAGGGTGCTCTGGTCAAGCACATGGCCAGGTTCATGAGCGATGGGCGGATCTTCGCTGAGAAGCGTAGGAAGCCTGGAGGGTCGCTCTTGATCGACTACAGTGGGTCTATGTCGCTCACTGAGAACGATCTCAACACCATCTTGCAGCACCTGCCTATGGCTCGCATAGCTACTTATGCTGGCTCTGGGGATGAGGGGGAGCTGCGGATTATCTCTTGGGAGGGCAAGATCTCTAAGACTCCCTTGCAGCATCCCAATGCCCATGGTGGCAACATCGTGGACTTCCCTAGCTTGGTGTGGTTGGCCAAGCAGTCTAAGCCGCTGGTGTGGCTCAGCGATGGGATGGTGACAGGCAAGTCTGAGAGCTCTCACGAGGAACTCAGGAAGGCCTGCTATGGTGTCTGTGACCAGCACGGCATCTACAGGGCTAACGACTTCGTGGAGGCTCTGGCCTTCTTGAAGGCAGCAAACTACAGCATGAAGCGTAGCTAAACACTGCTTAGGAGGCGACGAACAAGCCTATGGAGTCCCTTGGCAGCTATTGGGCTGCCAGGGGGCTCTGATTCGCCTTAAGGTGCTTTGATGATTTCGTTTGGCTTCTGGTTCTGGGTAGCGTTCTGGCTGCTAGTCATATTCGTCAAGCTGACCAGGCCGCTGCCCTAAGCAGTTATGCAATTCGTCATATGCCTCAGAGGTATACAACAGCCACCTGAGCTAGCCTCTGAGGTGTATTAGAGTATGCTTACTGACGTATTATTGATCAGACATAACGAGGCCAAGAGAGTGAAACACAGAGAATCTAACACACATAAGGAGCGACTAGGAGAGGGTGCAAAAGGGAGGGGGTGTGGTTGGTCTAAGAGCTGGTGTGGTAGAATGGCGGCATGTTTTCGGCAATCACGCCGGAACCCAGCCAAGGAGAACAGAGATGGCATCAAAGATCGGGTACACGAAAGCGGATATGGACGCGGCAGTAGCGGCGGCAGTAGCGCAAGCGCTAGAGGCAGCGAAGCCGAAGCCGAAAGAGAAACACTACGTGTTCAAGAAGTCGGAAGACTTCAAGAACGGCAAGGGCGAAGTGGTCAAGGGCGCGGGCAAATGGACGCTGCTTGAGACCGGCAAGGGCATGAAGCCGATCAACCGCAGCGTGGCCAATTGGCGCTGGATCTTGACACACGCGGATGAGTACCTCGCCATGATCGACGCCGACGAGAAGGCCAGCAAGTAAGACAAACGGGAGGGTCAAGGGCAAAAGCCCTTGGCTCTCCCGTGTTTTTTTTTGCGCGTGCGAAGGGGGGGTGGGGTCTTCGACCCCGGTAGGCCCCCCACGCACCGCTGCGCGCTGCGCTGAAGCCCTCCAAGTATGCGCAATAAAAATTTTATCGCTTGACCTTCGCGAAGCCCCAGGCTACGTTCAGGCTGCCTCCTGTGGCTGGGTAGGTAGGGGGGCTGCCAGCGGCGCGAGCGGTGCAACTGGCGGCCCCCCAGAGCCTCCTGCGGCCACTCTCGAGGGGCCTTCGGCCCAGAGACCAAAAATCGCAGATGGAACGAGTAACCCGGCCCGGACGCACCCAGCAGGAGCGTGTTCCCTCGCGGGAGGACGCCATCGCTGCCCGTGCGGCCAACGGCTGGCCCCCCGGCGAAACCGCGCACCAGCGCGACCCCGCATCCACCGTCCAGCGCATCAAGCGCTGGAGCGACCGCAACCAGATGATCCTCTACCAGGTGCTCCTTGGGCGGAAGCCCAAAGACATCGCCTTAGACATCGGTGTCAATCCCCAAACTATCACCGGCATCATCAACTCCCCCCTCTTTCAGGTGCGCCTAGCCCAAGAGCGAGAAGCCCTGCGCACCGCTACGGTCGCGCAGCTCCTCGAGAGAATTACTGCTGAGGCTGGCCCCAACTTCGAATTCCTGGTGCAGATGCGCGACAACCCGGCCTCGCACCAGGACGACCCCCGCGTGCGCCTGATGGCTGCGAAGCAAATCGAGGACGCCGTGGACCGCGTGATCCCCAAGAAGCGCGAGGTGCACGAGGAACGGACGCACCACCTGGTGATCGACCGCGACTCGCTGGACCGCATGCAGGCAGCGCTGCGCGAAGTCGCAGCAGGCCCCCCGATTGCCGTCCCCTTCAAACCCACCACGTTCGAGGAGCCCTGGCCCCTCGCTGAGGTGGAGGCAGCCATGCAGGCCGAGGAGGCCGCTGCCGATGAGCTCCCCTGAGCCCCACGCCGGAGGCGACCCCTTCGCTGATCGGGTTGAGCCCGTCGAATTCGTTATCACAAAGGGTGGAGAAGTACGCCAGGCAGGTGCCACGATCCCCGGCTCCTTCGTAGAGGAGTTCCGGGCCAAAGCCGAAGCAGACCTGTTCGTCTTCGGTAAAGGCATTCTGGGGCTGGACCGGCTGACCCAATCGTTGCACCTGCCTGCGTGCAGATTCCTCTCGCGGTTTCCGCCGTACCGCAAGCTCCTCCTGATGCCCCGCGATCACCTGAAGACTTCGATGTGTCGAGCCCTGGTGCTTCACATCCTGTTACAGAATGCGGACTCCAACCCCTACTTCCCAGGCATGGAAGGCTGTAACACGCGCATCCTCCTCGCCAACGAGACTGCCACCAACGCGCAGCACCAACTCCGATGGATCATGATCCAGCTGGAGGCTAACGAGCTGCTGCGGGCCTTTTGGCCGCACCGCGTGTGGGACAATGCGCGCCGCGAATCCAAGAAGTGGAACGGCGAAGAAATCATGATCCCGCGCAACAAGGAGTACCCGGAGGCCTCCATCGAGACCATCGGCGTGGGCGGCGCTGTGACTGGCCGCCACTACGACGTTCTGCTCAAGGACGATCTGGTGACCCTGGAGGCCGCAAACTCGCCAACGCTCATGTACAACGCCATCGAGTGGCACAAGACCAGCCGCGCCCTGATGGACGACCCAGACAAGAGTCTGGAGATCATCATCGGCACCCGCTGGGCTGTCCACGACCTGTACTCCTACATCGAGCGCAACGACCCCACTGTCGAAGTCATCTGTCGCAAAGCAGTGGAGGGCGGGGAGCCTATCTTTCCCGAAATGTTCTCCTTGGTCACCTTGCAGCGGCTGAAGGACGAGCTGGGCTCCCTGTTCTCCCTGCTTTACATGAATTCTGCGGCTGATCCGGAGCTGACTGACTTCGATATGAACCTGATTAGGCGGTTCAGCATCGAAAATGGGCTGCTCAGGTTCGACGAGAACACTTTGGACGCCGTTTTGGAGGAGCGAGCCTCAAATTCACCGGATGTGAACGCCATTCCGCCCCCCAAGTTCGGAAAAGTGGTTAAGACAGGCGAGATTTTCGACCTTTTCAAGGCCCGAAAGGAGCACTTGGGGGGTCGGAGGCTGCGTTTGGGCTGATGGGACCCTCGAACGGGAAGATGGACTTGAGTTTCGTCATCAAGATCCTCCTGAACGTCCTGAATGTGCTCCTGGCGGTCGGGTTCACCGCTGCCCTGGGGCGGGTAGCGCAGCTGAACGAGTCCGTCAAGGCTGTGCAGCTCGAGCAGAAGGGCCGCGAGCACTACGCCGAAGTCATCGAGGAGATGCAGAAGGAGCTCAAGGTCTGCTGCTACAAGAATCGAGACTGATGGAGCCCATCAAAGTCGAGGACCTGGTTGACTGGACCGCCTTCTGCGACCCCGCAGGCGGCAAGTCCCAAATCAAGAAGCAGCAAGCGCGGAGCGCCATCGTCGTGGTGGCCAGGGACTGGCTGGACCGCATCTTCGTCATGTACGCCTGGGCCGACCGCACCAGCACGGACAAGCTCTACGAGAAGATCTTTTGGGTCAACTCCACCTTCACTCCGTCCAAGTTTGGCATCGAGGCCAACGGCATGCAGAGCCTCTTTGGCGACGGCGTCCGTCGCGAAGCGCGCCTGACGAACGTGCGCATCCCCCTGGTGAAGGTGTTGCAGCCCAACAAGATTGAGAAGCCCTTTCGCAACCGTGCTGCCTTGCAGCCCATGATCGCGCAGGGCCGACTGTTCCTCCAAGATGGGCAGCTCGAGCTCGAGGAGGAGCTGGCCACCCACCCCATGTCAGCCACGTTCGACCTTGTCGATGCGCTGTCTTCGGCCATCAGCATGCTGCCCAAGCGCGCAAAAGTTGAGCAGGATGACGACGAAATCGAGAACATGGCCAGGTACCTCCGCAAGAGCGGGGCACCGGCCTGGATCATCGAGAGGCGCGTCCAGGAGTACCGGATGAAGCGCCTCAAATTCAAAGACCAGAACAAACGCAAGGACTCTGAGGAGATGCTTGTTTCTTAAGCTGGCTCGTGGTAGGGCTGTGCCCGATTCACGACCTTACGAAGGAGGTTCCTGATGGCTGGAGGCGGCGACTTTGAACCTGGCTTGGCCCGCGCCAAGCGCATGGAGAAGAACACGCAATCGCAGGGCCGCACTGGCGGCAAGAGCCCGGAGTTCAAGTTCCGGGGCGACAAGAACAAGACCATGGGCGGCGGCATCAATCGCTCGCTCAAGAGCAACACTCACAAGTAGTTCCGGGAGGCGGTGCCCTCCTCCTTGAGGGCAAACTGCCTTGGGGAGGGCACCGTGGCCAGTCTACGCACCCTGTTGCACAGGGGATTTGCGATCCCCAACCTTTTGGCCAGCTACACCAACGGGATCAAACTCTCGGGTGAAGTGCGGGTCGAATCGCTGCTTTGGCGGGTGCCCACCTGCTCGGATGTACCCAACTCGGGGCTCCTGGTGGGCTACCAGATCAGCGCCGATGGCAAGGAGGAGGACGACTGGTCCTTCCCGGTGGTTCTGTTCACCATAGCCGTTGGCGACATTGGGGACCTGTCCAGGTGGAACGTCTTTGACGCCATCCCCGACTTCAAGGCGCCCTACGTGCGCTTCGCTGTTGGGGGTACGGCCACCAACGCCGCCGACACCGTCATGGACCTGGCCATCTACGTCAGGGCCGACTGATGAGACGGCTCTGGCTGCTGGCTTTGCTGCTGGCCCTGCTGCCTTCGCACGCGGCGGGGCATTCTGCCCAGAACATGACCATCAGCTCCCAGAGCGAGTCCTTTCTCAAGTTTGAGAGGAGCTCCCAAGGAGACAGGTGGTCCCTCAACATGGCCTGCCGGGCTCTGCCAGCGGTTTCGCAGAGCAGCCGCATGACCCTGGCCTGCGACTCGAATGACAACCTCCTGAAGCTGAGCATCAACGGAGGGGCCTACCAGGAGGTTGGGGCGGGGGGAGGAGGGGCGGGGATCACCTCGATGAATGGCGAGACAGATGCCCTTCAGACCTTCGAAGTGGACTCCGTGGGCTCCGACTTCGCCATCACCAGTGCCGCAGGCACGCACACCTGGCACCTCCCGGATGCAGCACCCGATGTGAGGGGTGTAGTCAACTTCGGCACCCAAACTATTGACGGCGACAAGACCCTGAGCGGCGTAACCACCATTGGGACGGACCTGGTGTGCACAGACTGCATCACCCTCGAAACCGAAACAATCGGTGAATATGTGACTGGCCTTGCTCCTGATGGCGGGCTGGCGACCTTCGGCTCGGAGGCCAAGACCATGGGGCTCCAGGACTGCGCCGATGGGCAGGTCCTGAAAGCCTCGGCAAGCCCGTTCGAGTGGGCGTGCGCCTCCGATCAGTTGGGCGAAGCCGGGAGCGGCATCACCACCCTGAACGCCTTGACGGCCACGACGCAGACCTTCTCGACGGCTGACACCTGCACCGACTTTGAGATCACCAGCACCACCGACGACCACGAGTTCTGCATCCCGGATGCCTCGGACACGGCCAGGGGCCTCGTTTCAACAGGAAACCAGACCTTTGAGGGAGCAAAGAACTTCGGGGGAGCGATTGCGTTCGAGCCCAGCTCCATCTCGCTGGCCGCGAACAATACCACCCTGGGCTTCACCTCCAATTTCATGAAGGTGACCAACACCTCAGGCGACGATCTGGTCATGATTTCGGAGCCGCACCTGCTGAACGCGCCCAACGACGGCACCATCGGCATCTTGGCCGTGCTGAGCGCAGACTCCGTCACTTTTGAGGACGAGTCGGACCTTCCCGGATCGAACATGGAGCTGTTCAACAACGAGTCGGTGACGCTGGCGAACGGCCAGGCTATGACCCTCATGTACACCGGAGGCAAGTGGTGGCAGGTGGGCGGCTCGATTGTTGGCGTCATGAGCATCAACGGCCTCCCCGGCGTCCATCAGTTCCTGGACAACGGGAACGCTGGGACGAGTCCCAACTGGAGCTCGTTTGGGGCCACCCATGTGCTGAACATTCCCAACGCGGGCATCGGCATTGACCAAGGTGGAGTGACCGATGTGGCCCAAGGCTTTGCCGGGGACAAGAGCTTCCTTGGGGACACCGACTTTGTGCAGACCATCTCGATTGTGCCGACGCTGGTGCTGATTGACGCCACCGACGATGAGATCCCAACCACGGACTCGTCGCTGATTCAGGTCTCGAACATCACCGGCTCCCCCATGGTGCTGGATGGCACCCCAACGATTGGGGCTCCTGAGGACGATGCCAACGGCACCCTCATTTTCGTGGTCAACGAGAGCGCCTTTTCGCTCACGTTTCAGGACGACGATGACGAGCCAGACACCAACATCCAGCTCTTTGGGAACACCTCCAGGACCGTCACTGAGAACGAGGGCATCCTGTTCAGGTGGGACTCGAGCGCCAACATCTGGGAGGAAATAGCCCTGGGTGGCGGCGGAGAAGGTGGAGGGGCTACGATCAGCTGGGTAGACACCTTTGACCTTCCAGCCATCGCTACGGAGCCGGTGGTGATCGTCAAAGAAGGCCCCACCATGGAGTTCTCGGAGGACTTCGATCAGACCCTGATGATTGATGTCGATCCCGACCTGGAGTGGACCCTCACGCAAGCGGACATTGAGAGCGCGGGCGGGCTCAGCATCTCCACGATTCCGACGAACTTCCTGTTCAAGGCCAACGACTTCATTCTCCAGGAGGGGGATGAGCCCTCTGGCTTCAACTGGGCCAACCAGATGAACGGCGAGATGGTTAATGACCGGCTGAACGCCGAGATTGGGGCTCCGTTTGCCTGTGTTCGCGTCCGCAATGTGACCGTGACTGTCTACGACGACAGCAACCCAGAGAGGGCTCCGCTGCCTGATCTCTCGGGTCAGAATGTGACGGTGCGCTTTTCGAAGAACTTTGTTGAGGACCTGGATGTGGCCGCAACGGTGCTCAGCAACACCGACTATGTAGCTAGTCTGGACCTTCCAAATCAGATTCCCGCAAAGAACATCAGCTGGGCTGTCGGGGATCGAATCGCCATGCACCTGATGTGCATTGGGTGCGTTTCAGAGATTGCCTACGACTTCCTGGTCACGGTCGGATGCCGCTGATTCTCCTCTTTTTGTTGCTCTTTTTGGCCCCACAGGTGGTCGAAGGGGCCTGCTCGATCAACAACGTGCAGCATGTATCGCAGGCTGGGGGTGCGATTACCCTCAACAACTACGACCCACCGGCCTGCGCTGAAACGGGGCCTTCAAAGCTGATTTTTGTGTTCCAGGACTTCGCCAACCCAAACACGGACAACGTGCCCACGGCCAACGGGGTGTCCATGACGGAGGACCTGTTCCACGACGGTGGGACGGGCACCAATGATCCGGCTGTCAGGTTCTGGCGCATCGACTCGTCTGCTCCGTTCAGCTTCACCGATGTGGACTTTGCGCTGTCTATGGACGATGTGGCCCCGGAGATTGGCTGGGCCACTGTGGCAACGCTGTGCAACGCAGCTGCGGGGGCTGACTCGGACAGTGCAGTGACTGGGGCTGGGACCTTGGCCTCAACATCCATCACTCTGACTGTAGACACGACCACAGGTGACTGTGTGATCTCGGCCTTTACGGCCAGCAACGATGCTACAGATACTGCCGATAGCTACGTTGGAACAGATCCGGGCAGCTACATGGCTGAGGATGGCTCCCCACCCTTTTTTGACCCCTCTGGCGATACAGGGGAGGCGCAGATTGAGTTTGGGGTGGCTACAGCCAACACTACAGTTAGCCTTGGATGGAACTCAGAGTTGCTCTCCACTGAGAGGTCGGCAGGAGCTGTCGTTTACGATGACGCCCCAGCCTTCACCCCCACCAACACCAATACACCGTTGCCCACCTCAACGAACACTCCTGTGCCAACGGCTACGAACACGCCGCCGCCTACAGCTACGAACACGTTGGGACCTAGCCCGACGCCTCCACCCACAGCTACGAACACGCCTCCACCTACGGCAACGAACACCCCGGTTCCGACCAACACGCCGGTCCCCACCAATACCCCGGTGCCTACGGCTACGTTCTCGCCTACGCCTACGTCGGTGCCTGCTGCGGGCAGGCTGCCGTGGGCCAGCTCCTCGACGGAGTCGTTTCTGGTTACGGAGGTGGTCCCCAAGAAAGTGGCTGAGATCACCATCACGGAGCTGTTCCCAGGTCGAGAGTCGAGGGTCTTTGTGCACTTTGATTTTGGGGTTTCGCTGCATGGGGGCTCCTCCAACCGCAACATAGCCTGCCAGGTGGTGCGCGGCCTCCAAACGGACCTGGAGGAGGACGAAGTCGAGTTTGGGAGCTGCCTGGACAGCGATGTGGACGCCGAAGTAAGCCCCCAACCGGGCTGCTTTTGGCCCTGGACCCACTACTTCGATTCGCCGGATGACCTGGCCGAGATGGGTGGGGACGCTGTCTTTTCTGTGAATGTGCCCGGCGACGATCTGACCGATGGCATCACCGAAGCCGAGTTCCGGCTCTACTGTGAGTCCGATGACGGCGAGAACGAGATCACCCTCCGGGACATCACCATGGTGGCCTACTCGGACACCCCGGTTGATGGCCTCGGCACCCTGGGGATTGGGGTTGCGTACACCCTTCGGCACCCGCCGACACCGGGGGCAGCCACCCCGGTCCCGGCAAAAAAGGCCTTCGACATTCCGGTTTCCTCGAACGTCGTGGGCGACAACGATGATGGCTGGGTCCCAGTCAACGGGGCCTTCGTGAACATAGATTTGCCCCAGAATGCTAGGGGCATTGTCAAGGGAAGGGCCAACATCCAGTCTGTGGGTGGGGGGATGCCCCGCACAGCTGAGCTGCGCCTGGTCTACTGCCTGGCCACCAATGTCATCCACACAGGGGATGGAGACGGTGAGTACGCGGACTTTGAGGAGGGCGAATCAGAGGATGCGGCGTGGCACTGGGGCACCACCTGCGCCATCGCTACGGCGGTGTCCTTCGGTCATGTCGGTACAGAGCGGATGCTGGAGGTGACCACCGCTGACGCGGAGTCCATCGGCACCATCGGCTACTGGTACTCGCTGGCCCCTGCTGGCCCGGCTGTCACCCATAGGTTCGAGCTCCAAAAGCGGGTTCTCGAGGATGGGGGCCAAATCGAGGCTAGGGGCATGGCCTTCGTCGAGGTGATCCCCCAGAAGGACTACCTTGGAGGGGGCACCTATCCGTGGGACCGGGCCTGCCAAACCGGAGTTCCGACCCCAACGCCCACTCCGACTCCCAATGGGGGGTTGCACATCTTCGTTGATCCGCTGTGGACCACCCTGGCTCGCACCTCCGACAGCGATGCTGAGGTGCTGACGCTGCCCAGCGCGTCCGTCCAGGGGGGCCTCCTGGTGTTTGGGGCCTCGCGGATGGAGCCTGCTGGGCTGACTCAGGGCCGAGGCTTTTCCACGTCGCTGGCCCTGGAGTCCCCCACCCCGGTGCTGATTGGGGATGAGCTGGAGGGCTGGCTCATCGGCCCTGGGGACTGGCCCCCTCCACTCGACTACGAATCGACGGTCATCACTCGCATCGAGAACGTCATCACGGACCCTCCGCACATCATGATGATGCGGGGCCAGTTCACCACCACGGGGCCGCTGAGGCCGGTGATCGCGCACAACAGCTGCGTGGCCGGGCTGTCGCTGGTGCCCATCCAGGCCTCGGTGCCCACCGCGACGCCGACCCCCTCGAACACCTTTACCTTCACTCCTACGGAGACGCCGACACCCACGATCACTCCGACCTTCACGCACACCAAGCTCCGGATTCCGGACATGAACGAGGACGGGCTGCTGGGCCTGGGCTTGGATGCCAGCTCCTCGAGGACCCTGGACAACATCTTCTGGACTGCGGTGCAGCACCTGGTGATCACCCAGGACGGGATCTGCAACTACCAGGTTGGGGGCTACTCGGTGGAGATGGCCCGCAGGCAGGAGGGGCCGCTGCCCGACTGTGAGATCACTTCGGGTGGCAACGTCGAGGCTGGCATTGACGTGTTCTCGGACGTGGTCCTGATCACGCTGGGGCCGAACGAGATGACCGGCGAGCACAAGCAGGGCATCTGCCACAACCCCGGCGAGGGCGACGACGGAGATCCGTGCCGTGTGCAGGACACCTATGGGCCGTTCGCCAACGCCAACCCTCTCTTGGAACCGGACACCAACATGCGGTGCACCCAGCCCTCGGGCGAACTCGGGAATGACTGCGACCTGGAGCTCTTGTTCTGCACCGGGGACCCCAACCCGGAGGATGCGGAGCTGAGCTGGTGCCAGCCCAACATCTACTCGAGCGCCGAAAAGAACATCGCTGGGTGTGAGGGCTACTGCCAGGAGCGCCCCAGGGTGCCTACGGTGCTCCAAAACTTCAGGAGGGCTGTGGCTGGCGTCCATGCCCGCGAAGCGGTGGCCATCGCTGTGATTGAGCCGCTGCCTCCCGCTGGGCACCACAACTTTAGGGAGCAGGCGTGGCTCAGGACTGCGATTCTGAAGGTGGCCAAGGCCACTGGGGTGCCCTGGATCGACATGCAGGAGTCGATTGAGCAGTTCTTCGAAGGCGACTGGGAGCTGTGCTGGGACGACTTCGGAGAGATGACCGATGCCTGCAAGGCCCGCCAGGTCCAGACCTACAGGGCCTGCATCGAGGAGAAGCAAACGAACATCGAGCCCGAGTGGCGCTCCCTGAAGATCCTGGACTGTCGGCCCCAGTCTGGGTACCCGAGGCCGGTGAACACCCTCGGAACTCCGATTTGGACCCCGTGGCCCACCCAAACCAGGACGTTCACGCCGACCTTCATTGGGCCTACGCCCACCAGGACTTTCACTCCGCTGGGGCCGACACCGCCACCCAGCCTGCCCTCGACTGATGCCAACTGCGATGCGGCTACCTCGATCACGGACTCCTGGAGAAGGCAGCTGAGTCGGCTGGGCCAGATCTGCTTCAAGGACTGCACTGGGAATGGCCCTGCGACCCCTGGTCCTGAAGAAGGGGGCCAGTGCGGAGGGGCCACCTTCCACGACGGCATCTGCGATGCCACCCACACAGACAACAAGGAGGGTGGCTTCATCCCAGATGGGGATGACCCAGAGGATGAGCCGCCGTTCCCGATCCCGGTTACCCGCATCGAGGGCTACGAGCCTGCGGACAACTTCATGGACAGAATCACGGACCACGCCGAGAAGGACAAGGTCCGCAACGAGTGCGAGGAGGGCGGCCCTGGAGATCCCTCAGATCCTGAAAACCTCTACACCTTCCCCTTTGACTTCTACGACTGGGCGTGGAAGCATATTTGCCAAGCGGGTGGGAGCTGCACAACCTGTGACACTTCTAGGTGGAAGAACTTTCCGACCGGCAACGACCCGGATGCCTACGGAATCTTCGAATGCTATGAGCGCATCTACATCGTGCCCCAGATGAACCGGCTGATCGCAGACTTCAAGGCCATCGACACCGACCCCAGCTTGGGGCTCGAGGACAACAAGGTCACCCCAAGGTGCGCTGGGGCGCTCTTGAACTTGATGGCCTACAGCCTGGTCGGAGATCCGGGCTACATGACCGGGAAGTGGGCCACCTGCTGGAGCCTGGCCTGCCGCGAGGATGAGGATGCCTGCGGCTCCGGTCAGGATCACATGTGCATGTCGTTCTACGACGTGGCACCCGATGTGTCCGTTTGCGATGTGGCCTGGTTCAACCCCACGGTGCAGAACAACTGCGCTGGCCCCGTGGAGTACACCGATCCGCAGAGCCCGCCGCCGCTTTCCGAAGTCAACGAGATCCCCTATTGGACCTTCAAGGCCATGTGCGAGCGCGAGATGGTCCTCTTGAAGCCCGTGAAGGATGGGTGGGCCAGGGCTCATAGCCAGACGCCGCAGCCCACCCTGTTCCCAACCATGACCCCTACACCACCCCCGCCCTGAGGAGGCCTGATGGCTGTCGTAGTTCTTGGAAACAATGTGTTCTCGATGAGCGCAGCCAACGACGAGTTGGCCTTCGACAAGTGCAACGTCGAGTGCTTCATGGCCCTCCAGGCGGCCTCCGCAACGGGCTTTGTGGTCCACAATCTGGATGGCAATATCATCTGGAAGGCCATTCCAGTCGTGAACGGCCAGGAGGCCTCGGGCAAGTTCGGGTGGGTCAAAGGTGTGAGGCTGGCTACAGTGTCCACCGGGGGCCTCTTGATTGTGACCCTCTGCACAGGGAACGCCTGATGACGCAGTACCAGGCACCACCACCGGAGCCCACCAAGCCCATCTACAAGAGCAAGGTGGCCTGGGCCAACGGCAGCGGTCTGGGCCTGGTGTTCCTGCTCGAGGAAGTCTTTGGCCTCAAGCTGGAGGCCGAGACTGTGGCCTTCATCGCGACTGTGGGCAACCTGGCCCTCCGGTTTGTGACCAGCCGCAGGATCACCCTGCTCGAGCGGAACCATCCTACGACGCCCATTGAGCCTGAGGCCGCATGATTGCGCAGCAAGCAGCCATCATCCCCGAAGCCGAAGATGTCCAGGGGATCAAGCCTCCCACTGAGGAGCAAGTAGAGTATTTGGCCCGAGATCTCCGAGAGGAGGTAGAGGATGCAATCTCTAGTCGTGGTAGCATTGATGTGCTTTTTGGTGAGTTGCTACGGCAGTACGACGCTCAGCCTAAGCACCCAACCCGAGACATTCCGATCCCCAACGCTCCGAACATCGAGGTCCCGATTGGAGCTATCGCCGCAGATGCAATCTACGCCCAGGCCATCGACACAATCTTTCAGATCAGTCCCGTGGTCACAGTCAGGCCTTCCACCCCTGACCAGATAGAGCCTGCCAAGGCCCTACAGCGCTTCATTGACTGGGGCGTGGCCAACGAGTGGCGCTTCCGCGAAGCAGCCTCCACTGCGTTCCTCGATGATGTGCAGCTGGGCACCGGAGTCTACTACATCCCCTGGATCGAAAAACGAAAGAAGACGAGCCTGGGACGCAAGATAGTCCAAAGCAGCCCACGGATGGTGGCCATACCATGCGAGGACTTCTTCGTCCCAGGTAACGCTCCGCAGAGCCTCCACGACTCGAGGTGGCTGGGCCACCGCAGCTGGCTGACCAAGCCTGAGCTCAACTACCAGGGCCAGAGGCTGGGCTGGGACCTGGACGGAGTGACCCAAGCAGGTGGGGACCGGGGCTACGTGCGCCACAAACGGGAGATGCTGGCCCGCACTCAGGAGACGGGGCAGGCCTCCCGTGAGCTGTACGAGATCTTCCAGCTCTACATCAGCTACGACATCGACGAAGACGGTATCTCAGAGGACCTGATGGTCGTCTGGGACCGCACCTCAGGCAATGTGCTTTTCGTTAAACCGAACCCCTTTGACCGGGCTCGGCCTTACGAATCCATGGTCTATCAGCCCCGGCCCCACATTTTCAACGGTATTGGGGTCCTGGAGATGCTGGGGCCTTTTCAGGATGCGGCGACGGAGATTCACTGCCAGCGCCTCTTGAACATGCTGCTCGCGAACTGCCGAATCTGGGCTGGCAAGGAGGGTCGCTACAACGAGACTCTCGAGGTGTGGCCAGGGCGCTATCTCGAATTTGAGAACCCTTCGCAGGACATTGTAGCTCTACAGATGGCTGATGTGTACCCCAGCTCCATGCAGGCTGAGGCCATCATCATGCAGTACGCTGAGCGCCGATCTGGGTTGAGCGACCTTCAGACTGGGCAGGGGGGCAACATGGGCTCCCGCACCCCCGGCATCACAGCCCTGTCCATGATCCAGCAGGTGAACCAGCGCTTCACTCCAGCCTATGATGCGATGCGCGATGCCACCTCGGCGGCTGTGAGGCAGTGCATCTACCGCTATCAGGAGCGGGCCATGATGGAAGATCCCATCGTGGAGGACCGCCTGCTGGCTGTGCTTGGCCGGGAGCAAGCGGACTCGGTCCTGGAGCTGCTGCGCGACCCCACTTTCGATGACTCCTACAAGATTGAGCTCACTGCCTCCAGCGCCTCGGTCAATCGCGACTCCGACCGGCAGGGCAGCCTCCAGCTGATGCAGGTGCTCGGAACCTACTACGAGCAGCTCCTCGGACTGGTCAACATCGCTTCGAACCCGCAGGTCCCCCAAGAGGTGAGGACCACCGTTCACAAGATCATCAGCGCAGCTGGCGAAGCCATGGACCGCACCATCAGGACCTTCGATCAGGTTCGAGATCCGGCGATGTTCATCATCCAGCTCGACGAGATCTACAAGCAGGAGGCCCAGCAGCAGGGCATCCAGGGCAACGACATCGCAGCTATGCTGGGGCAACTGGCTGGCCAGCAGGGCACTGGCATGCCGCCTGAGGTGGCTGGCGTCCCTGGCGGGACTCCGCCGCCGCCTCCTGGAGCTGGTGAGGTGACTGGACTGGAGCCGCCTGCGGGTGGCCCGCTGGGAGCCGTGAATGTCTAAGCAATCGGAGGTTGGGGAAGCCCTCAAGCTGGTGCTTCGAAAGGAGCCCCTCTTGAAGGAGGCCTTCCTGGAGCTGATCAATTTGAGGATCGAAACTGCCAAGCAGAAGGCTTTTTCTAAGTTGCTGGAAAGGGACGAATACGTTAGGCTCCTGGGCGCCGTAGACGAGATGAAGTGGCTGCGCACCTGGGCTATCGGAGAGGAGTTGGAAGATGCCAGACGACGAGAGTACGACCGACGAACCGCAGCCAAGTGAACTCGAGATCTCCCCTGAGCGGGAGCAAGCACCTCCAGGCTACGTGCTTCGCGAGGACTACGACCGACTGACGCAGCAGTTCGAGCAGCTGCGCAGCAACCAGGAGATTCTGACACAAAATGTGTTGCGTTCGCAGATTCCGCAGCAGCAGCCAAGGGGGCCGCAGCGCGTGTCTGACGAGCAGATCCAGGAGATGATCGACGCAGG